TTGAATGGTTATTTCAAGAATTAAAAAGAATGGAAAATATGTTTGATAAAAATAGTTATGAATATCAAACTGTAATAACACAAACACTTGAAATAGCCAAAGAAATGGAAAATCAAAAAGATGCTAAATACAATGAAATGCTTGAAACATTGGAAATTGTTGCTAAAAAATTAAATGGTAATGGCTTCCCATCATTACAAAATCAAATAGAAAAAGTAATCAAAGATGTAAAATTTAAAAACAAATAAGATATGAAACTATCAGTAAACGAAAAAAGAACAATTGAGTTGGAAAATGTTTTTAATCCAATTAAATTAGTAACAGAAGAAAAAGAAGAACTAACTATATGTATGCGAGATAGTGGTTTTGAATTTAACTACAATGGAACTTTATATTCCGCTCAAAATGGAATTTTAAGAGAAATGCAATCTTCTAAAAAAGACACTCTTAATCAAGAAGATGTTGCTAAAGAAAAAGAAGTAGCAGAAATACCAGACCCTTCTCACTTTATGAAATTAGGAGAAGAAGCCTTCGTTAAAAATGTTGCAGAAAAGTTAAGAGCAGAAACATCCCCAAGAGAAAAAATAATGTGGTTACAAGGTTATTTATTAGCAGTAACTCAATATAGAAAAAAATAAAATAAATGAAAGTATTACACAGCCAAAAAACTAAAAAAGCAGACAAGGTTGCAAATATCCTTTTTTATGGGGATTTTAATTGCACAACTGGTTTCGGTAACGTATCGAAACAACTAATTGATAACTGGAGCAAAAATAAAAACTTCAACATTGTAGTATTAGCTATTAATGACTTATCGGAAAAACCATACAACTACCAACCAAACGTATTTGTAATCCCATGTTTAGTAGCAGATGAGAACAAAGATAACTATGCAAGACTAGAATTGCTTAAAACTCTATATTCCGAAAAATATGATGTATTTTTTGCACTAAATGATATTGAGGTGCTTAATTCCATGACCGAGCATTTGGCAAACGTAAAAAAAGAACGTGTAAAAGCCAACAAAAAGAAAACCAAGTACATTTTATATACTCCAATAGATAGTGAGCCAAGACCAAGCGATTGTGGGGTGCTAAATTTATTTGATGAAGTAATTACCTACACCGAGTATGGTAAAGCAACTTTAAAACCACTTGTTTCAGAATCTATCTGGAAAAAAATAAAAGTTATTCCTCATGGAATAGATACCGAAGTGTTTTACCCTATCGACAATAAATTTGAATTAAGTAAAACCAAAGAACAACTTTTCGGAAAAAGTGATGTTTTTGTGTTTGGTAGCGTTAATCGTAATTCCGCTAGAAAGGATTTAGCAACTCTTATGATGGGATTTGCTATGTTTAAACACACTACTCAAGCCAATGCTGTTTTATACATTCATTGTAACCCAATAGACAGAATGGGTATTGATTGTTTTAGATTATCTGAAAGACTAGGTTTGGATGTTGGAACGGATATATTTTTCCCAAAAGATTTTAATGAAAATAATGGTATTTCCGAATCCGAATTAAATAAAATCTACAATACTTTTGATTGCTTCATTACAACTACTACGGCAGAGGGTTGGGGATTAAGTATTGTGGAGGCAATGGCGACTAAAAAGCTAGTTGTCGCACCAAGACATACTTCTATACAAGAAATTACCGATAATGGTAATAATGCTTTCTTATTTAAGTTCATGCAAAGAGCCGTTTTCGTAAATGACTTTGAGAAAATTAGGTTTATTTCAAACCCAGAGGAAGTGGCTCAAGTTTGTGGAATTGTTTACAATATTCAAAATGAAGAAGTAGAAGTTCAAGAACAAGTCAACACTATTATTCAAAACGCATACAACCACGTTAAAAAGTGGAAGTGGAAAGATATTGCTAAAAAGTTTGAACAAATAATTTTAAAATTAATTTAACCAAGAAACCGATTGCAAGGTAAAGTGCTACAAATATTATGGGAACAATATTATTAAAATTACCGATTAAAATTAGACTAACAGTGCAAAATGATGGATATGTAATCACAGATGCAACCGATACTGAACATTTTTTTTACAATGAAAAAAATAAAGAAGAGTTAATTTATGACGGTTTTTGTACCACAACAAAACCTATTACAGAAACTGAAAATAATAATAATTAATCCCGATTGCAAGGATAAGTGCTACAAATATTATGAACTCATTAGACTTTTGTTATTGGCTACAAGGCTTTTTTGAATTATCAAAAAAATCTGAATTAAAAGAACTTGATGAAAATCAAGTTCAGACAATCAAATACCATTTAAAACTTGTTTTTTATAAAGAAACACCTGATAATTGGAATGAACAAGAAAAAGGGAATTTTGGAACTTGCGGTATTTCAGAGCCAATTTCAGAACCAAAAGAATTAAATTATTAAAAAACCAAGAAACCGATTGCAAGGATAAGTGCTATAAATATTATGGATTTAAACTATACAGAAAGAGAATTAACTTTTGGAGAGAAAGCAGTAGGTTTAACTTTTAATCCATCTGGAGATGAAAAGGTAAACAAAGCAAAACAAATTATGGCAGAAGCATTAGACTTGCTAAAAGAAGCTGAAGAAGAAAAAACAGATAACGGAAAAGCTATGCAAAGTTGGGAAGCAAACGTTTTTAGAACAAACGCTTTCAATAAAATTGTGGATGCTCAAATGTCTTTAGTAAAGTATATAACTTGGAATAAATAAAATTATGCCAAAGTACAGAAAAAAACCAGTAGTTATTGAAGCTGTAAAATTTACCAGAGATAACTTTCAAGAAATAAGGGATTTTACAGATTTTCAAGCACATAGCTTGACTATTGAAAGAAGAATAAATGGTATAGCAACTTGCATAATACCTACTCTTGAAGGTCAACATATAGCAACTGAAGGAGATTTTATTATTAAAGGAATTATAGGAGAATTTTATCCTTGCAAACCAGATGTTTTTGAACAAACGTATGAATTAATAAAATAAAATTATGTCAAAACAAGTTTACACAATTACCATCGAAGATATAGATGGTAAAAAAACCATGACTAGAAGAAACGATGGTTTTAACGCAATAGAACTTTTAGGTCTTTTAGAGTTAACACAACAAGATATTCTAAAACAATTAAAAGGATTAGAAGAAGCTAAAATTGATGTTGTAAAAAGAGAAGTAGTAGAAGATTAATAAATTTTTACTACATTTGTTGAGTAGTTACCACTCGACAAATAGTAACTTAAAAAAATTGGCTCTTATAATGAAGAACGAAGTCGAGTGCGTTTGGATTTGTAAGGGCTTTACTTTTTTGTAAAATTATGGAAGAAATTTGGAAAGACATAGCTGGTTTTGAGGGATTATACCAAGTGTCAAATTTAGGAAATGTTAAGCGTTTAATTAGCGAAAGGGTTTTTGAGGAAAGGTTAATTGGCAGAAGTATTGATAGATATGGTTATGTAAAAAGAGTTTTGTCAAAAGATGGAAAAAATAATTGTTTTACGGAACACAGATTAGTTGCTTTGGCTTTTATTGATAATCCATTTAGTAAACCTCAAGTAAATCACAAAAACGGAATTAAAACCGACAATAGAGTTGAAAATTTAGAATGGTGTACTAATGAAGAAAACATGAAACACGCAAGACAAAGTGGCTTTTTTAAAACAAGACCAATGAAAAGAAAAAAATAAATTAAAAACCCACCAATTAGGTGGGTATTTTTTTTGTTTAAAAGAGTAATTATTTTTTTACTGCTTTGTAAACCAAAAACGCAAGTAAACCAATTGTTACTGTGTTGTGAACATTCACACCACCAAGCCAATTAGCACTTTTGATGTCAAAAAATCCTGCACCCATGATTAATTTTTTTTAAGTTAATAAATATTTATCCCAACAAATGTAGCAAAAAAATTTTAAATGCCTAATTTTGTTTAAAATATAAAACTTATTATAAATAATATTATTTTTATGTTTCAATAGAATTTATTACATTTGAAAATTATTATAGTAAAATATGAAAAAAGATACAATAACCGAAGAACAAGCAAAAAAATCTCCAGCAGGGGGAGTTTTAGTAGGTAAAAGACAAGGTCAAACAATAATTCACGACAAAGGAACTCAAGGAGGTTATTTTGTTGGCAAATTACACAAAGAGGGTGGAATAAAAGGTATTAATAAATCTACTGGGCAACCAATTGAGGTTCAAGGTGGAGAAGTAATTATTACAGCACCAGCCGTTGCAGACCAAACCAAAAGAGAATTTGAAGGGGAAATGTTAACCAATAGAGAAATATTGTCTAAAATCAACGAAAAAGGTGGTGGTGTTTCATTAGAGAATGGTGGCGAAATTTATTATAATGGTAGTTCGTACAATTATGGTGGTAAAACTATGACCGATTATGAAATTATGCAAAGCATGAATGATTGTAGTTGTGAGGATGAATATGACTATGGTGGATTTTTTAAAGATGGTGGATATGTGTCTTACAAAGATAAATATAATCTAAAATTCAATTATCCTAAAGGTACTTCGCATGATTTAGAAGAAATTTCAAAAGATACTGGAGTTTCCATAAAAGGTTTGCAAAAAATTTACAATAAAGGTATAGGTGCATATAAAACAAACCCAGAAAGCGTAAGACCAAATGTTAAGTCAAAAGAGCAATGGGCAATGGCAAGAGTTTATAGTGCTGTAATGGGTGGTAAAGCATCAAAAGTAGATTCAAATGAACTAAAAATGAATTATGGTGGTGGTTTATCAAAAGAAAAATCAATTGAAGATATTGCAGAAATGCACAACGTAACTATTTCTCATATTAAAAGTCAATTAAGAAAAGGAATTGAGGTAGAAAGCGAACATACAACCGACAAAAATATGCAAGAAAAAATAGCAAAAGACCATTTGGTAGAAAATCCAAACTACTATACTGTTTTAGATAAAGTAGGTTTAGAAGGTGGCGGTCAATTAGATTTAGTTGATGAATCTAAAAAAGGCGACCATACTTCAAGGGATTTGAACAACTATAACGACTTAATGGATGTAGGCGTTGATGGTCAATTTGGTGCTGAAACTGGTTTGTTTGGCGATGGTGGAAGTTTAAAACCTTACGATGCTAATATGGAAGGCGATTCTGCTGATACAATGTATAAAGATGGTGGTGCTACTTTAAGTGCCGAAGTTTTTGAGTGGGATAAAGTGCCTACAAATTACCGAAACATAAGCAAAGTAAAAAAAGTACCTTTTACCAATAATCCATTGGACAAAGGATTAGATAGTATTATTTCTCCATTTTTAGGTAAAGATGATTTAAAACCAGTTGGAATGGGTATTAATTTTGACAAAAATGGTATTACAGCTACTGATTTTCATAAGTTAATAACATTGCCTTATCCAAACGAAAAATACGAAGGTATTTATGATATAAACCGAGTAAAAAAAATAAAAGCAGACCAACCTATTTTAATTGATGGTAATTATCCAAATTATGAAGCAATTATACCAAAATATAATGTGATTAAACCTTATGAAGTTGATGTTTATAAATTATTGCAATACACTAAAACTGCAATGAATTATGCTAACAAAATAACAAGAGGTATTTCATTCAAATTTGGAGATAATGATAGAATAGGATTTAATGGTTCTCTTTTGTCAGAGGTATTGACTGCATCTTTAAAATTAGGTCATGAAAAATTATATGCTTTCATTACACAACCAAATAGAGCAATGGTTTTAAGTCCAACAAAAGATTATGAAGTAGGAAGTGATGAAATATTATTAATTATGCCTATTATGTTAACTTCTACTTTTGGAACAATTACTGGATATGGAACTAGCGACCCAGATTACAATAGAAGTTTAAAAGCATATTTTGATTTCAACGATAGCGAAATTCATAATGCAGATGGTTCGGTTGCTGAATTTAAAATGCAATACGAAAACAACCTTTCAGTAGATGATGATTATTTAGCATTATTAAGTAAAATAACAAGTAAACGTAATAGACTTGCAATATTAGACTATGCAAAAGTAGAAGATGGTAAAATGACTGCAACCGATTTGGAAATATCTTTAGTGGTTAAAGATGTTAATATGCCAAATGGTATTTACGAAATTGTAAATAAAGCACCAAATATTACCATGCAACCTATTGAGGATTTTCCAAGTGAAAGGGTTTTCAATAAAGATGAATACGAAACGCATAGGCAAGAAAAAAGACAAACTGCTTTTGAGTTTGTAACTTTTAGTGAAGTTTTCGAGTTCTATTTGGATAAATTATTATTGTCGGTAGGTAAAGATGATTTAAGACCAGTAATGTCTGGAATTTGTATTAAAAAAACGGCTCAAAACGAAATGTTTTTAGTAACTACTAATGCTCATACGCTTTGCAAAATTAATATTACGGATTTCTGTGATTTTGATAAAGACGATAGAGAATTAGAATACATATTACCAACTAAATATTTAAAAGACTTTATTAAGTTGGCAGATGGTTCTTTGCACTTCAAATGTAACTTGACAAACATTTTTATCGAAGCAGATAATTTAGAGTACATTGCCAGAGTAATAGATGGTAAATATCCAAATTACGATGCTGTTATACCGAGAGAAAGCACCAAAGCGATAGTGTTTGACCATGTGGTTATGAATAAGTGCTTAAAAAGTCAAGAAATGACCAATTTGGTATCTAAATACAAAGGGCAAAAAGATATTCTTTTTGATTTTTTCAATATAGGAGATACTTTAAACGTTAAAGTTTCAGAAAGTAAAAGTTATAATGTTCAATCTGATTTAATTGAAACCATAGAGTTGTGCAAAATTGACTTAAATTATAAAGAAGTAGAAAACAATTTAAGTTTAGACCAATCTGTGTTTTTACTTATGCCATCAAAAGATAACTTTAAAGAAAATCAATATTTTTCTTTTAGAAAAGAATTTTTTGACACTATGCTTGAAACAATAACCGATACGGAAGTTGAATGTTATTTTACAGAGCCAAACAGAGCTTATGTTTTTCCAATAGATGCAATAGACTACAAAAAGACTTTGCCAGTTGAAAAAACAAAGCAACAAAAGTTAAGCAAAAAAGATTTAGAGCAAATTGTTGAATTGGAAGATATGAAAGAAGTTTTAGAATCCAATGAACTACAAGAAGCAATAGAAACACTTGAAATGTTAATGCAAACAGCAAAAGGCAAAGACAAAAAAGACATTAAAGAAGCGTTAGAGATTATAAAAATGTTAAACGAAAATAACTAAACCATGAATACAGAAAAATTAGAAAAATTAAAAAAATCATTGGATAACAAGTTTATTCCAGATAACATGAAAGATAAAATTCGTGTTGAAATTCAAAAATTAGAATCGGAAATTAAAACCGATGAAACTATTACGGCTTCGGAAGTAAAAGATGAAGTTAAAGAAATAGAGAAAAAAGTTGAAAAAGCACTTGAGGTAGCAGACAAAAAAGAGGAGCAAGCTAAAGCTAAAGCACCAGCTAGAACTAGAGCAAAAAGAACTACAACAAGTAGAACCAAAAAACCAAAAGTTGAGGAAAAACCTACAACAAAGAAAAAAACTGTTTTTTCATTAGCAAAAGAAATTCGTAAAGCTGACGAAAGTTGGGATGATGCCAAGCTTCGTGCAAGAAAAATGATGACTTCGCAAACTACTGAAACTAAAGCGAAAGCAAGAACTGAAACCGATAAGTTATTGGCAATGGTTCGTAGAAACAAAGAGTATAAAAAACTTGCTGGAACTTCTAATTTAAGCAAAGATGCTCAAAGACGTGCTATGCCAAGAGGTAAGAGAGTTTCAACAAAAGGTTGGAAAAACCAATATGGAGTATCTGATGGTGGTAAAGTATATTACGAAAATAGAGCCAATAGAGTTGATGTAGGTGGATTTAAAAGTGCTTATTTAGAAACTGGTGGTGGAGTTGGAAAAATGAAAAAACCAACACTTAAAAAAGGAGATGTTGTATTTGTTGTTGGAAGAAGATGGTTTGATAGAGTAAATGGTAATACTTATCATACAGCAGAAGTTTTTGTAAATGATAAATATGTAGGAAAAAGCAGAATGACTTATGGTTATGACGAATCATACATTCAAACTGCAAAGGAAATATTATTAGATAGCTATAAATTACCAAAAGGAATGAAAGATACAAGTCCACTTTGGCAATTAAGAGAATATGGCGTAACATTAAATAAAACTGTTAGCGATGGTTTAAAAAGAGATTTAGAAACTGGCGGAACAATTATTGGTACAGCAGAAACTCCATTAGCGAGAGATTTAGGAATTAGCTATACTGGACTTGTTGGCGAAACTGGTGCTATGTCAAGTGGAGAGATGTTTGCTGGTGGTGGTCAAATAACTATAAGTGAAATAAAAAGAAGAACATCTGAAACTTCTCCATATTTCTTTGATGCGAAAACCATGAAGTTTTTTAATCAAAAAATGTCTGATTTTAAAGTTAGAAAATTAGAAAATGGTAAATATGAAATATATGCACCAAGAAAAGATTATAATGGAAAATCAATGGGTGTAACTAAAAGAATTTTTAATCCAGAAACAAATGAATTAGAATTTACTAAAGATTTTGCAACTGGTGGTGGAGTAGGTCGTGGAATTGTTTTAGACAAGTTTAAAGGTCAAAGTCCAAACAATAGACACTATTCTTTAGAAATGTTTACAAATCCAGATGGATTAGATTATTTTAGATTGTATGATGATACTTCTAATGAAATTTTAGCACAATCTTATAATTTAGAAGAAGTTAAATTGTACGCTGAAATTTTTAAAGGTAAAAGATATGCCGAAGATGGTTATTTAACCGACCCTAACTTTGGCGACTTCCAAGCTGGAGTTTATGAAATGGGTGGTAATACTGGCTTGCCTGCTGGTACTGAACAACATTTTGTAAATTACTATTTAGGAGAAGGTACAGCACAAGGTATTTATGCTAAAGGTGGTGGAGTTCGTATGGTAGGAGGTAGAGAATATCCAACTGGTAGAAACTGGACAAACGAGCATAAACACATTGACAAAGCAGATAGTAGAGAAGTAAACTATACTCGTAAAAAAAGTTTTGATGATGGGGGTGATGTAAGCAGTTCAGATTTAGATGAATTATGGAGAGGTTATGCTTCTGCAATTCTTTTTGCTGAAATGGATTATGATACAGATGAACCACTTGAAAATAATTATTCAATTTATGATTTTGATAAAGAAAGCGAAGCTAGTGCTAAAAAAATGCTATCTAAATATTATTCAAAAAATAAAGAAGCTATTAAAGAAAGTGGATTAGATTTAGAAACAATTGGAATGGATATTTGGTACACACAAGGAGGACATGGAGCTGGTTTTTTTGACCATAGTCTTGACCAAGATGTTGAAGATAAATTGACACAAGGAGCAAATGAATTTGGGATGCCTTCAGTAGAAACTTACGATGGAAAAGTTATAATTAGAGGTACAAGTTTTGCTGATGGTGGTAGCATTTACGCTAAAGGTGGTGGGGTTTCTCCATTTAAAAATATGATGGAAACTAATACTATTACTGAAAAAGAAATCAATTTGATTAAATTGAGAATGAACAATGATAAAGTGGATGAATTTACCCAAGAAGCAATTGATTTTATTTGGGATAATTCTCCACAATTAACTTCAGACCAAAATAAAAAAGGAATTGATTATTTAAGAAACCTTTGGAAATCTCCAACTGGTAAAGAAAGAGCTAATAATCCTTTTGGATATAGAGAAGAAGAAGCACTTGAAACTTTTGAATATTTTGAATTAAGAGGGTTTTATGATGCTGGTAATAGATACAGAAAATTTTATGTTCCATTATACACTTGTGTAGGTGCAGAAACTTCATTTGAATATTACATATCTGGTGGAGGAATAAATATTGTAGGATAACATTAATTAGGTTAGGGAGTATGTTAAATGCTCCTTAACCTTTATATTTAAAAAAATATGAATAAAAAATATAATTTTTATGCAGAAGGTGGCTCACTTGATAATCATGGTTTAAAAGAGGGCGACCAAATCTTAAAGACAATGTCTGGTGGAGTTCAAAAAGTGAAAACTAAAACTGGAGATATTGTTTATGTTAATTTAGCAAATGGTTATAGAGGTGCTGAACCGCCACTACCTTTTGCAAAAGGTGGTGGAGTTCGTAAAGTAGGTAATAGAGAATATTCTACTGGAAGAAACTGGACAAATGACCATAGGCACGTTAATAAATCTGAACAACATGAAGTAAACTATAATCGTAGAAATAGTTTGTTTTTTGCTGGAGGTGGAGAAATTAGAAGATTTGACCGACAAGCACAAATGGATTCAGAAACCAGAGAAGAAATTTTAGATGTTTTATCTGAAAGCGACACGCCAAAAGTATTAACCAACTATTTGTATGGTTTATTCGATGGTTATGATTATTCAGAAACAGCTAACTTCAAAAAAGAAGTTGAATTTCTAAAAAGAAAAAACCCAAAATTGCATCAAAGAGTAGTTGATATTTATAAAAAAATTGACAAATATAAATTTGAAAAATATAAAGATAATTATGCAACTGGTGGCGTAACTAAAAACTATGTCCAAAGAAAACAATTAAATACTATTACAATTAAGAAAGGCGACCAAAAATTAACTTATAAAGTGTCAGATGTATATAATGGTGCTTACAAGTTAGAAGATGGTGGAAAACTTGAAAAATTGGCTTTTTACGTTCCAAAAAGAAATGTAGTTAAAGTACAATTAAGAGATGGTAAAGATGTAAAGGTTGCAAACGGATATTGGATTAAAAAAGGTGCAAAACCAATTCACACTTCTAAATATGATGATGGAGGTATGATTTATAAAGATTTGTTTGAAGATTATGAAAATCAACCAGCAGAACTTTCTGAAATTGTAAGTACTTATATGGAAAAGTTTGAAGAAGATGACTATGATTATGAAGATAGCAAAAAGTTTTTAGCAGAAGTTGAAGGGGTAGGATATACTTTTGATTATGGATTAGACAATGAACCTTATGGATTAAGACCTATTGGAGTTGAATTAAACCAAATAGAGGGATATGAATATGCCGATGGTGGTCAGTTAGAAATTAAATTTTTAAAAGGAGGTAAATTAGATTCTAAAATTCAAAAAAAAGTAGATGAAGTTAATTCGCTTATTGAAAAGGCAATTGATAAAGATGGCGACCCAATAATGGTAGTTGACAAAAGCGGTACTTGGCAAGAACCTATGCAATATAAACCAATAATTTACAAAAATGGTAGATTGTATTTTGAGTATTACGAACCTTATTCTGGTAAAACAAAAAAAGAAGTAGTAAATAAATCGAACATAGAGTTTGATGGCTACCCTATGTTATTGGATATTGCTAAAATGTATCGTAGTGCTTTAAAACAAAAAGGTATTTCTTTTGGTGATGGTGGTTCTATTACAGATGTTACAAGTGCAATATTTTTTCCAAATCAAAAAAATGGAAAAATAAAAACTTCTTTTGGAGATAAAACAAAAGAAGGCTTATTTGCAATGATAAGCAATGTGAATTATTATCCAGAAGAAATATCAAAAGCTGTATTTGAACCCAATGAAAAAAACGGAAAAATAAAAACTTCTTTTGGGGATAAAACTCTTATTGGATTGACAGAAATAATAAAAAATGTAAGAAACACTTTCTCTGATGGTGGCAAAACCACTTTCAAGCAAAAAGCAACGGCAATAGCCAAAAATTTTGAAGGCAAAAAGGTAAAACCAAAATACCAAAAAGAGTATGGTAAGACTTATGACAAAGCCGAAGCAAAAGAAGTAGGTAATAAAATTGCTGGTAGCCAAAAAGCAAAATACGATAGTAAAATGTCTGGTGGTGGAAAAACCAAAAGAGGTGGTGCTATGCAATTAGCAAAACAAATTCGTAAAGATGGAGAAAGCTGGCAAAGTGCTTTAAAGCGTGCTAACGAACAAGTAAGAAATAAATAATTTAAAATAGTTTAAGTATGGAAATGCCAATAAGTTTCAAGGACTTTGCTAAAGACCCAGTAAAAGGGTTGCTATTTTTAGTTTTAATAGCAGTAGGTTATCTATATGTTGATAACAAAATGAATTATACTTCTCAAATTGAAAAATGTGGAGTTAACGTAGAACAATTGACTAAAAAAGTTGATTTGTTAGACGAAAGATTAAGAAAGTCGGATAGTACTCTAGCTAGAGCTGGTGCTAAATTAGAAATGTTAAACGAAATTAAAGGTTTAAAATAATGAAAAAATACATTATAACATTAGCATTATCTTTTTTATTGCTTTCATGCAATGATAAAGAAGTAGTACAAAAACCAATTCAAGAAGAAGTTGTTTTAGACTACCAAGACACAGAAAAAGTGGATAGCTTATTGGAAATGGTAGATGGATTCAAAATTTCCGTTGATGAAGTTATTTATGAAAAACAAACTTTAAAAGTTGACAACAAAAAACTTAATAAGGAATTGATTTTAGTTAAAGACGAATTGGTTATGGTCAAGGATTGTTTAGAAGTTGCAAAAGAAAAAATTAAAGAATATAAAGTTCCTAAAAAAAGAAGTTTTTTCGACAAAGTTTTAGGCACTAATAAAGATTCAATAACAGTCATAGACACAATAAAATAATTATGGGATTTTGGAGAGAATTAATCAGCGACAACAATAGCATAAACGAAAAATCATTCGTAGGTGTAATTTCTTTTTTTATGATGGTGCTTGCATTTCTAGTAGATATAGTTACTGGAATATGGGGTGTAAAATTAGTAATTGAGGAATTTATTTTTAATGGATTTTTAATGCTAACATCGGTAGTTTTTGGAATAGCTACCGCAGGAAAAATTTTTAATAAAAACAACAAAAACGAAGAAAAAGATGCAATTGAGTAAACATTTATCGCTTGCCGAAGTTACACGAAGCGAAACAGCAAAAAGAAAGGGTGTTAGTAATATGCCAACTCCAGAACATTTAGAAAATTTTAAATTGCTTGCAGAAAAGGTTTTTGAGCCTATTAGAGAGCATTTTAAAGCACCAATACACATAAGTAGTGGTTATAGAAGTAAAGAGCTAAATAAAGCAATTGGTGGCAGTTTAACTTCTCAACATTGTAGCGGAGAAGCTATTGATATTGATATGGATGGTAGTGCAAGTGGTGTAACCAATAAACAAGTTTTTGACTTCATTAAGCAACATTTGGCTTTTGACCAATTAATTTGGGAGTTTGGAACAAATGCTAATCCAGACTGGGTTCACGTTTCTTACGAATCAACTGGAAAACAACGCAAGCAAGTTTTGAAAGCAATTAAGCAAGGTGGAAAAACAAGTTATGTTCCATATAGTTAATTTCATAAAGCAACAATGGTTAGGTAGCTTACTAATCGCATTATTTATACTATTCCTATTTTATGGAATAGGAGAAAATAATGAATTGAAAAGAGAAAAGCAAAGACTTGAAAAAGAAATTGAAGCACTAGAGGAAAAGGAACAATTACATTGGGATAAGTTTGAAAGCTTGCAACTAGGTAGAAACACTATAATAGAAAAACAAAAAACATTAATTCAACTACAACATGACACGATTAAAATTATTGACACTATTGCTTTTAGTAAGCTTCAAGAGTTTTTCTCAAACCGATACAGTCAAAAAGATAGTATTGAATGAAAAAGTAGCTAGAGAAGTAGTTAAAGATTTGGTTAAAGGAGATATTTGTAAAAAGCTTTTGACAGAAAAAGATGAGGAAATTAAAAACCTACAAGAGCAGAACGATGAACTTTTAAGTATAATAAAAATTAAAGATAGTGTATCAGACAAAAAAGACCAAATAATTAAGATACAAGACAAAGCTATTGGCTGGTGGAAAAAACCACAAATTCATGGTTATTTAGGAGTTCAAACCATAAGATTTGATATGGTTGACCCTTATCTTTATGGTAGGGTTCTAATTGAATATTCTAAATTAAAAGTTGGCGGTCAATACTTTGTCCAGCCTAACAAACCATCTGGTTATGGAATAGTAGTAGAATATAAAATTTTTTAAAAAATATATTGTAAATAATAATTTATTATATTTGTAAATTAATTAACTTAAAAAAACAACAAAAAATGGATAAAATTGCAGAATTATTAGAAAAATTAGAAAACAAAGTAACGCCAACGATTGCTAAAAGATTAGATGGATTGAATAACCTTGAAACTAGGTTAGCGGTAGCTAAAAAGGATTTAGATGCCAGTCCAGATGATGAGGAATTAAAAGAATCGCACCAAGAAATAGTCGATTATATCGAAGATTATAAGGAAGATTTAATTGAGGATTTAGAATCATTAATTGAAGCAAAAGCAAAAGCAGGAGAAGAAAAACCAAAAGGAGAAGAAAAACCAAAAGGAGAAGAAAAACCGAAAGAGGAAGAAAAACCGAAAGGGGAAGAAAAACCTAAAGAGGAAAAAGAATCTTCTACAAATATTGCTGGTTGGATTTTCGGTGGTTTATTGCTTGTTGGAAGTTTGGGAGCAATAAATTATTTTAGAAACAATAGATAATGAGTAAAGCAAAAAAAATATTTATAATTGTAGGACTTATAAGTGTAGCTGTGGGTGGCTTTGTGCTAACCAAATGGCTTACAAGAAATGTTAAAAGAGTAAAAGGTGGTATAATTAGAAAGCAAACTTTTGATGAACCAGCTAAACCAATAGAATTTGAGGAGGAATAATTATGGGATATACGAAATTTGACTTTACAGTTCCGCAATTGAATAATTATTATGTTCAAAAAGGTGGTATAGATTACTCTAAATCTCACATTATTGAATCTCACAAAAAAATGATTCAAGATGTAGATAAAAATTATGGTAAAATAATTGACAAATGGGCAGATGTTTTTGATATTGATAGAGGTATAATTATATGTTTTATTTGTACTGAAAGCGGTGGTAAAAATGCTCCAAAAAATAGGTATAATGCAACTGGATTAATGCAAGTTACACCTAATACCGCTTATGAAGTTATCACTAAATGGAATAATGAAGTTAGCGTTCCTTTATCTTCTCAAACAAAAAACTTTTTAAATAGTAAAGTTTCTACAACTTCTAAATGGAGTGCTAGCAGACTTCCTACTTCAGCAGAAACAACACAAATATTAGCAGGTCTTACAAATGTAGAATACAATATTGCTGTTGGTACTGCAACTATTCGTTGGATGATTGAAGCGTTTGCTCAAGCTGGTGTTGGAGGTTTAGACAAGGTAATGGTTTCGTATAATGCAGGTTATTACGGAACTAGAAACAAAATAAAGAATATGACTGTTTCTCAAATAGCAAACGCTAAAGATGTTTTAAAATCAGAAACAAGAGGTTATATTCTAAAAATGCTAGGAGTTCATGGTTTTATGGATTTATATTATAACGTTTTAGATAAATAATGGCTTACAAAATTTTACCATATAGCTTTAGAAAGGCAAAAGAGTTAGGGGTGGTCATCAAACCATCCACTAACCTTTTAAAGAAAATTGATGTTTTCAAAAATGGTAAAAAAGTAGCTAGTGTTGGAGCTAGAGGAATGAATGATTATCCTACATATCTTGAAAAAGAAAAAAAAGGATATTATGAAAAAGGTTACGCAAACAAGCGTAGAAAATTGTATAAAGAAAGGCATGAAAAAGACCGACATATAGTTGGTTCAAATGGATATTATGCTGATAAAATTTTATGGTAAATGGCAGATTATAAAAATTTAATACCCCATATTAGAAAATCGGAAGGAGGTTTGAGTTCAAACCCAAAAGATTCTGCATCAAAAAATTCTTCTCCTTGTGGGAATAAAGATGGTTATCCAATTCATACCAATAAAGGTATTACATGGGCAACTTTTCAAGGATTAGCTTCTAAAGGGGGATATTCCGCTACTTGCGATAATTTCTTAAAAATGCCAGATTCAGTTTGGTATAAGGTATATAAAGTTGGCTTTTGGGATGTTATACAAGGCGATAAAATAAAAAATCAAGCAATTGCAAATACATTTGTAGAAATGATTTGGGGTAGTGGTCTAGGAAGTGTTAGTAAAGGTACTGGTACATTAGGTTGGCTAAATAGTTTTTTCAAAAAAAACTATAATAAAAACCTTACTACAATTTCCGAAATGGTAAATTTTGTCAACAAATTAGATGATGAAGGTCAAACTCCAGAATTGTTTGAAAAATTAAACGATTTTAGAGCAAATAAATATAAAGCATTAAATCAACCAACTTTTTTAAAAGGGTGGTTAAATAGGCTAGATGCTTTTTATGTTTTAAACAAACCATACGCTTTGTCTAGTGGCAACAAATTAGCATTAGTTATAGGGATAGGATTAATCGCATTAGGAGGTGCATACATATATGTTAGAACAAGAAAATAAACAAGAAAAAAATACACAAATACACAAACATTTGTCAACAATATTTGTGGTAGTTGGTATAGTGTCTTTCACTTTGGGAGCAATAGTGAATTATTACACTATTAAACGATTAAATGGTAAAGCATAATGAGAATAAGCGGTAAAGTAGTAGATATAGATAACGAGCCTTTAATTAGTGCTAACATTACACTAAAAAGCGGTTCAAAGGCTGGTAAGGTCGGAACAAACGCAGACTTCGATGGTAACTTTAGTTTAGAAAGCGATAGCTTTACTGAAAAAGATATATTTGAAGTTAGTTATGTCGGATTCGCTAAACAAACTTTTACCGCTGATGAATTACAAAACAAGAAAGTAACTTTAAAAGAAGCAACAACTGAACTAGGAGAACTTGTAATTGATTTTTCTAAACCAAAAAACATAAATCAAGATACCAAAAAAAATAAGGTTAAAGAGCATTTTATAAAAAACAAATATGCTTATGCTGGATTTTCTGGTTTATTAGGTTTAGCATTAATTTTTATGTCAATTAAAAAGAAATAACATGGAAGGACAAACAACACCGCCAGCAGAAGTAAGTACGCCAGCACCAGCACCAGTAGTAGCAAGTACACCTGCTCCAACAGTAGAAACTAGCTATGAAGAAGGAGGAGCTATGGGAAGCATTACAAGTGGCAAAATGAACATTAAAGACATTGTTATTAGTGCCTTGCTAATTACCTTGTCGGTTTACGGAATTTTCTATTATAGAAAAGCTATAAAGAAATTAGACGAACAACCAACAGCCGAAGAATATGAAAATATGACTGGCGATATTGACGAGGTTAAATATAACCTTAAAAAAGCATTAGGTAAAAAATACGAAACAACTTAAAATTTAAAATTATGCCAAAAGCACAAAATGGGTATTTCAAAGCAATGTTGGAAGCCAAAAAAAAAGGAGCAAGTTCATTTGAATACAATGGTAAAACCTATGTAGCTTCAAAAACAAAAACTGGTTTAACTGTTTACAAAGCAAAATAATTATGGGGGCAAAAGACTTATTATTAGTAGCAAGTGGGGTAGCAATTGGTTATCTTATCTTCAAAAAAGATTTATTTAATAAAAAAGGTACTGGATTAGCACAATTAACTGGCGGTGCTGGAGAAATTGTTTCTGGAGCAGAACAAGTTGTAGGCGGTGCTGTAAGTACTGTTACTGGTGCTGTAACTGAATTAGTCAATCCAAGACAAGCAGAGTGTGAAAAAAAATGGGTTGACACAATAGGTTCACTTACAAGATTTACTTCACAAGAAGCAATGGAAAGTTCAAAATCAAACTTTGTTAAAGAGTGTATGTTAACTAAATAATTATGGAGTTAAACCAAGTAACTTACGGTAACCCAACACAAAAAACAAAAGTATTATTAAGCAAAAAGGGTTTAGTGGATAACCTTTTTGACCAACTTAAAAATGCACCAATGCCTTACAACGATTCTGAATTAACTAAAGAGGAGTTGAACGAGGTGGTAGATGGTATTTCCTTATTGGAAAATCCAGAAAACGAATTGTTTTTAAAAAGGTATAATTCTTATGACCGAAGTTTAATACAAACTTTGGTATCTATATTTAAGCAAAAGGGGGTCGATGTTCAAGAAGTATGCGAGGAAATATTTTTGGACATTAACCCTTTAATTGCTAAATTGAAAGTGCATTTCAATAGACCAAGACCATATCAATTAGCTAATTATTATAAGCTAAAACTTTTCCCATTTGATAGTTTTTCGGCAAGCTCCCCTTCTTTCCCTTCTGGACATACTGTTCAATCATACGTTATGCTAAACGTAATTGGTAGTATGTACCCAACACATTATAAGTTTTGCAAGTCAATAATTGAAGATGTAGCAGAAAGTAGAGTAAATTTAGGTTTACACTATCCATCCGATAATGATTTCGCAAAAGAAGTTGGAGAGAATATATTAAAACATAAAGAGTTTGCGAAAAAATATGGTATATGAGTAAAAGACAACCAGAATACGATTTACAAGTAGCTATTTGTAGGTATTTAAGTTATCAATATCCAGATGTTTTGTATTTATCTGACACTATTGCGAGTTTAAAACTTACACCTGCACAAGCTAGTAGAAATAAAAAAATACAAAAATTTGGTTTTTCTACTCCAGATTTATTAATTTTAGAGCCAAGAAACGGATATAGTGGATTATTTATTGAGCTGAAAGTAGAAACACCATTTAAAAAGAATGGAGAAATTAAGGCATCAACAAATGACCATTTGAAAAACCAGTTAGAAAGTATTGAGAAACTTAAAGCAAAAGGTTACTTTTGTTGTTTTAGCTGGGGATTCGACATGACAAAAGAAATAATGGATAACTACTTAAAAGTGTAATTAATGAACCAAGAAAAAGACGACATATCAAAAATGCTAATGGAGGTTGGGGCAACAGCAGAAATTGTTGGCGTTTCAAAACTTACCGAAATTTTAAAGAATATTCAAAAATCAACAAAAGACTTAACTATTGAGGAATACGATAGAGCAATGATAATTATAAATATTGTTTGCGAAACCTACTCAATGACTTTAGAAGATTTTTATTCTAATAAAAGAAAAAACAATAGGAGATATGCTTTAGGAAGTGTTTTTTATATTTTATATAAAAAATATGATTTCGATTATGAAAAAATATCTTTTATAACCAAAAAACCATTTCCCCTAATTTCAATTCTTATAAAAGAAATTAAAGAAATGAGTAGAACACACCCTTTTGAAAAGCAAATTTTGTCAAAATTAGACGACATTTTATTAAAATTAGAAAACAATTAAAAAATATAACATGAGCCAAGAAACAATTAATACAGCACCAGAGGTAGAAATAATTGATGATTTTTCTCCATTAGACGCACCAGTAAAACAACGTTCATATACCCAGCACCATATTGCAGATGCACAAGTGTTAGGGGATTTAGAAGAACCAACTTTTCAACCACCTAGTTTTAATGACTTTGAGGAAGAAGGCGGAGAAGCCGAGCCAGAAAGACCATTTAATCAACCATATAGCGAATTAGATGGTAAGGAAAAAACAATGGGTGCTAAAATGATGGCAGAAATGACCCTTGACCTTTACGAAAAGGGTTGTGGATTATTAGGTAAACTACCAGAAATTTCTGAAGGTAAATTAGACCGATTAATAGCTGAAGGCGAAATTGATGGAAACATAGAGATTCCAACTGAAGGCGGAAATTTAGGAGTTAAAGATTTTGCAAGGGAATATAACGATAGCATTAAGGATGCGTTTTCGGTTTCCGATGAGTTCAAAGAAAAAGTAAAACCACCTTTAGAAAGAGTTTTCAAAAAGCGTGGTATTGGTATGACCGATGAGCAATTGCTTATGTATTATTTCGCAACCGATTTTGGTGCAAAAGGAGTTCAAGCTTTCATGTTGAGAAAAACCGCTAATGGTATTATAGATTCATTAAGAGAAAATACTTTAGCTATTCGTGAAACACAACAACCAAGACCAAGACCGCAAGAACAAGAAGTTAAATACGAGCCAAAAGCAGAAACTACTTCAAGTTCAGAATACACCGATAATATAAGCGAAGCAGTAGAGCAAGAATATGTAGCTCCACCAAAAAGAAAAAAACCAGCAACGAACCTTGATAGTCAAGTTGAGTTTTTTGAGCCAGAAGAAGTTGAAAACGGAGTATATTCAATATTAAATGATAATGGAGGTTTTAAAACTGAAAGCAAAGTAGCAGATAATATGCCTACATTTGGCGACCCAGATATATTAGCTGGTATTGAAAAAATTGCAAAAGATAGCGATTTAGAAAAACCAGTTCGTAAAACCAAAAGAACAACAACAAAGAGAGCAACTTCTCCAAGAAAACCTAGAAAATAATCATGGAAGAAAGAGAACCAAAATTAGGAGTAGCGGTTGGTCGTAAAGGTTGTGGTAAAACCTATACGACTAAACGTATGCTTCAACAATATGTTCAAGGCAACCCAACAAAAGGGGTTGCTCCAAGACGAGTGCTTATACTTGATGTTAACGATGAGTATGAAGATATTAAAGCATTAAAAATATCCGATGTGCAAAAGTTTTCTATGCACCCAAAAATTGAAATAAGAAGGATTAGACCTTTCCACGATAACGGAACAAGAATGACTATTAATGATGTTCAAGAAACATTGTTCAAAATATTATTCGACTTTAGAAATGGACTTTTGCTTATTGAGGATATTAACCGATATATTTCGGATTATTTACCAAATGACCTTGTTGGTGCTATTGTAACAAATAGACATACCGATACTGACATTATTTTGCACTTTCAATCTATTGGTAGGGTTTCTCCAAAAATTTGGCAAAACCTTAATTGGATGCGTTTTCACAAAAATACAGATAGCGTTGACAAACATAGAAACAAGTTTGAGGATAAATACGAAATGTTCAAAATAGTTGAACTATACACTAATAAGGAATACCATGAATACGACAATCAAAGGATATTTGTATATGTGGATATTGATGATGAAAAGATAAAAGGTGCAGATAGAAAAAAGCTAGAGCCAATTATTGACGAATATATTTCTCACAATTATAGAAAACTAATTACTCCTATGCTACAACAAAAGGATTTGATAGGTGGAAAGAAAAAATTTACTCCAGCCGATGCAGTTAAATTTCATAAAGAAAGAATCCTTAAATACTATTTGTAAGTCATGGAGGAATATAAAGTAAAGAAAAAAGAGCTAAAACAAGATTTTTTCATATTAATTTTATGTCTTATTCTGGTTATTACTTCGCTAACCAACGTTATTGTTTGTGTTATAAATGAAGATACAAAAGAATTAAAAATAAAATTAGAAAAAATTGAAAAAAAAATTATTGAACAAAAAACTCAATAAAGCCAATAACAATAAGGTTTTTCTATAAAATAAACTAAACTAATAGTTTTTAGTTATAAATAACAAGTCCGTTTTATTACGGACTTTTTTTATTGTATTATATCTTTGAATTGTTATTGTTTCTGTAAACAATTATTATTAAAAATAAGTTTAATTAAAAAACATTCTGAAATGCAAAAAGAATTAGTGTCATTATTGAAAGGTGTTGCTGTTGTAGTTGCTGGTGTTTTAATTGCTAATGCTATTGAAAAAAAGTATATGTCAACTAAAACTCTTGCTCCAGTAGAAACGGAAGCTTAATCGAGTTTCAAAAAAATTATTTAAAAATTATAAAAATTTATTATTATGTCTAACGTAAGAAAATATTTAGCTTCTGCTCAAAGAAATGCAATGGAAAGTTTTGCAAATGCAGATGGTTTTATCGATGACGATTTGTCATTTACTGGAGATGATTTCTTCAGAAACGCTGGTGGAGATATGATGGGTGCTTCTGCTCCAACTTCTCAACCTTATATTGTAGATATTACTTCTACATCTGGTTCAGCTGTGTCTAACTTTGAAGTATTAGGTTCATACCAATACATCAACAATGCTGGTTTCACAACTGGTGGAGATTTAGTAATTGGTTCAATTACAATTTCTTCTGGAATTTCTGACATCACTTATCGTGAAATGTTATACCAATTTATGAATCAACCATATTCAGTTGGTTTAACTTATATCCAATCTGCAACTGCTAACCAAGTTTTAGAAACTATTTCGGTTAACACTAAAGATGCAAATGGTAACTTGGCACAAAAAACTTTAGTGCCTACAATTGACCCATATCAGCAACAAACTAACATTATTGCAATGAAGTATGCTTATAGAATTGATGGTTTCACAAAACTTATCATTCGTCAAGTACTTGCTAATGCAACTGTTAAATTATACTTCTACCCAGCAGATAACATTAACTTATCTCGTGCATTAGGTGGAAACGCTGTTGCTAAACAATTTGGTAATCCAAATGTTGTTAATGGGCAAACTATTAAATTAAAAGCTTAATTTAATGACGCTTTAAGCAACGAATTAATGTATAATTGATATAAAAGGGCAAGATTGATTAATTCGTCTTGTCCTTTTTTTCTTAAAACACAAAAAAAGATGGATGTATATAAATATGTAGCAGAAAGTAATCCGATAGTGGCTCAAGGTATTATCGAATCGTTTGGTTACGAACACGCTAACACTCCAGACATGGGATTATCTCAAGTAGTTGCAAAAGTAGGAGAGCCTGCATTGAAAAAAGTAATGGAAAACCACCCAGATAAAGAAATAATTTTAGAAATGTTTTCTGACACCAAAACTTCAACTTGTGGTTGTGGTTGTGGTAGCAAAAGACAAGAGGGGTTTTTAAATGCTAGTGGATTAGAAGTTTCTAAAGAAAAAGATAATTCAAGCTCAAGTATGATTGCACAACAAACAAATGCTATGATTTTAGTGTCTGCTTTGTTTATCTTTACTGCATTAATGATAAAAAAATAAAACATGGAAAATAACTTTGGATTAATCTTACTAGATTCAGTAAGAAAAAATAAAGAAAAATATTTAGGTTTGTTAAGAAGAAATGGCGTATTAGTTAATACTAATACTTCATGTGAAGATTTGACAAACATGATTTTAAAAGCTATGCAAAAATCAGATTCTTTCAAAAAAGAAGCTATTTTGCTTATGGGGGTTTTGACTTCTGAAAAAGGAGATGTTAATTTCTCTAATGCGAGTGGGTATTTTTCTAATCTACCTACATTTGACCCTAATGTTTTTGCTCCAAACGGAACTTCAACTACAAGTACAACTACAACAACTTCTACAAAGCCTAAAAAAGACTTTGCAGACACAACAGTTGGTACTATTTTCGATAAATTGTTTACTTTAGGTAATAAGTATTTAGAAAATAAAGAATTAGATGTTAGAAAAGTTGAAGCACAAGCTGGTCAAGTTATTGCTCAACAAGGTGGAGCAAGTCAAGGTGGTTCAACCCCTCCTCCAACTAGCAATACTGGTTTATATGTAGCTTTAGGTATAGGTGGTGTGGCTTTAGTTGGTGTATTAGTTTATGTAATTGCTAAAAAACAATAATCATGGACGTAGTAAAAGCAACTTCAGAAATTGTAGGCACAACAGTAGCTTTTTTTCCAAAACAAGTTGCTGAAATGCTTAATAAAAATGGAGTTACTATTGATGCCGAAAATTATGATTCGGAACAATTAGTAAATGCGACCATTGATGGATTAGTTAGTTCGCCAACATTCTTAAAAGAATTTAGCGATTTTGTAGAACGTAATAGATAAAATATGAGTGGATTTTCAACCTTTATAAGTAGTAGTGCTGGAAGTAGTGCTATATCTGGAATTTTAGGATTAGGTACTGGACTTATTTTATCTAATCAACAAAAACAAAACGCAAAAGGGCAGGCGAATGATGCCAAAGCAATTGCAGATGCTCAAGTTAAAGCACAAGAATTAGCTTATCAAACGGCACAATTACAATTACAAGCACAACAAGGCGGAGGTAGTGGAGCAAAAAGCAATACTGGTCTTTATGTTGGTTTGGGAATTGGTGGTGCTGTTATTTTAGGTTTAGTTGTATTTTTAGCGGTAAAAAAATAGTAGTATGCAAAATTATTTAGAAGAAGCAAAAAACATAGTGGACAAAGACAAACGAGAATTGTTCATGCACACTTCAAAAGCATCTATAAATGGTGCTATTACTGGTCTTGTTATTGGTCTAATGGTAGGTTACTATAAGAAATACAATATTTACGCATCTGGTCTTACTGGTGCTATTGTTGGCGGTGTTGCAACCGCTATGATTGTTAATAAAAAATAGAATTATGGAAACACAAGAAAAATCAATGAATTTAACTTATTCAAGAATTGGTTCTTCAATTGGATTTGCTTCTGGTGTAATTTATGCTTTTAGTAAAAAAACTGGTTTTTGGAAAGGGTGGGGAATAGCTATTATAGGTAGCATTGCTTTAGGTGGAATAGGATATGCTATTGATTATTCCAAGTATAATAAAAAATAAGTTTAATTTTAAAAATTTAATATCATGAAAAAACCAAATTTAGTTATGGGAGTTGTAGGATTAGTTTTATCTTTAGCCGTAGTTTACGGATATGCTTACGTTGTAGGTAAAGGATGGAAAAAATCTCAAGAGTAATTAATTTCAAATAAAAAAAACATGGAAGTAGCAAATAATGTAAATCCAACTAGCGGAGGATTCGCTGGAGAAAAAAAAGACGACTATTTGAAAAAAGTAGTTGGAATTGGTGTAAGCGTAGCGGTTTTATTCGCAACTGTTTGGGTTGTAGGTAGAGCGTGGAAAAAATCACAAAAAGCTTAATTATGAAAAAAAAATCAATTGTTGGTATTGTTTTGACAAGTTTAAGTATAGGTGGACTAGTTTACCTATATTTAGGTTTTTACAAACCAAGACAAGAAGTGATTAAAGAAATGGAACAAGAAACAAAAAAGTAATATAAAATGGAAAATATAGATTTAGGAAAGAGTGCTAATCAAATCTGGAAAGAAAGCGGTAGCACGTTAAGTTTTAAAAATTGGTTACAAAGAGAGAAGGACAAAGGAAGATTTTTGCCTAACAAACAATTAATGGAATTTAATTCAGTAGAGGGAGAAGATGAAATTAGTAGTAGCCAAAAATTGATACAAGAAACTTTAAAGAATAAATCTAATTCAAATCCAAAAGATGTTACTAAAGGTTTGAGTAAAGCTGTAATAATAATTTCCGCAACTTTAATTTTAGGTGCGGTTGCTTTTAAAATTTATCAAAAACAAAAAAAATAATGAATTACAGACTAAATACTCGATACGATGAAATGTGTTTGGTTATTAAGGTAGCTGTTGCTCAACCATGCGAAGTGGTTGTTAAAGTAGCTTCCGAAGATAAGCCAAACATTATATTTACGGATAGATGGGCAACTGTAAGAGGGCAACAAACATTTTATGTAAGATTGCCTATGACTTCAGAAAATGTAATCATTTCCGTTTATGATAAAAAAGTAGGTAATGTTCCAAAGGCTCAAGAAAAAAACATTAAAATATTAGAAGTTAATAAAACTCCATTAGAAAAAAGATTAGATGTTGTTGATATTAAGAATATGGTGGTTGCTAATTTTGTCGATTTTGCTCAAAGGTTTAGTTATAATGCTCCTTATTTATCGGCTAATAAGACTTATCAGTCGGACAATGGTCAATTTCTTATTGAGTATTTACCAGTTATTAAAAGCTCTAATACTGGCAAGGAGTTAACTACTCCAGCTAGAATTTCAAGGGTAACTGGTAGAATACAAGTTGCAAAAAAATATTTTGACAAATATACAGTTCCTATGCGTTTTGCTATATTGTGTCATGAATTTAGCCACTTTTACGTTAATGATGACATTGATAATGAAAGTGAAGCCGACATAAACGGATTATTAATCTATTTAGGATTAGGTTATCCTAGAATTGAAGGGTTGCAAGCTTTTTATGAAGTATTCAAGGAAAGCGACAGCCAACAAAACTTAAATAGAATGAAAATCATAGAGAAGTTCGTAATGGACTTTGAGAAAAAAAATATGGTATTAAGATAAAAAGCTATGAACAAAACAACAAAAAACATATTTATTGGAATTGGAGTATTGGCAGGATTATTCCTAGTTGGTAGAATATTTCAAAGATTAAGAAAACCAAGTGCCGAGCAATTAAGCATGTTGGATGAAAATTTGCTTTTACAAAAAGGCTCAACTGGTGCAGAGGTAGTTGAATTGCAACGTATTTTAAAAGATGAAATGGGTTACGATTTAGGAACTTTTGGTGCTGATGGCGATGGAATTGATGGCGACTTCGGAACAATGACTGAAAACGCTTTATTTAAAGCCAAAGGAGTTAAACAAATAACTTTAAAAGATTTTAAAAATGACAAAAAATAAAAAACTTTTTTTAGGTGCTTTTGCAGTAATTGGAGTTGGTGCTTATTTAGTTTATAGATATATTTCTAAAACTAAAAAAGGAGAAGCCTTAACTTATACAGAAAGTGTAAAAGATGATGTAAAAAGTGCTACAAGTACTATTGTTAAAACTGTATTACCAGTAGCTTCTTATCCATTGAAAAATGGTTCAAAAGGTAGCAATGTGCAAATGTTACAAAATTGGTTAAATAAGAATGGGTATGCAAGTCCTAAATTAGTTGCAGATGGTGTTTTTGGTGCTAAAACGGAAAGTGCTGTAAGAAATATGCAAGAAAATCCAAATCAAAAAGCTATTTATGATTATATATCTAGTAATGCTTTTAGTACTAATTTTGTTTATGGTCAAATATCTTTAGAGTTTTTTACGAAATTTGTGAAATAATTTTTATTTATGGCAAGGAGTATAGACGAAATAAGAAAGCTTTTCCCATATTCAGATGATTGTGTCCAATTGCAAAAAACAATAGACAAAGTTATCAATGAAAAATCTTATTATGCTTTATCATTGAATAGTAAAGAGATTCGTGTTTTAGATGCAAGACTTAAAGAATTAAATGATTTTTTTGCAAAAAAAAATTGTCAAATTGTAATAGGAGATAAGAAGCTAGAACAAGTCAACCAAATAGCAACAAAGTATCAAGAAATTGATAAAATTAGAATTGAAGCCGAAAGTAAATCTGAAGTTAAAAAAAGAATTTATATTGGTATTGGTATTCTTTTGGTAGCAACGAGTATTATATTAATTTCAAACAAGGAATAAAATGAAAAAAGTATTATTAATAGGTGGTGGTTTAGCGGTAGTAGGCGGTTTAGCTTACTTGTACTTAAAAAATAAGAAAAAACAAGAAGCAATATTAGGTGGTGCTTCGGCTACACAGCCAAGTGCAACTACTCCAAGTACAACTACCCCAACTGGTGCTACAAGCGGTGCTACTGATGGAATATTAGCAGGTATGATTATAACGCCTACAACAAAAGTTTTAACATCTGAAGAACAAGCTAAATTAGATACGGCTAGAGATATTGAAGCTAAAATAAAAAAAATGTACCCAGCTAAAGGACTTTTTAAAAATCAATTTCAAAAGTTGAATGATGATTTATTAAAATTAGGATATGAATACAAAGGTGGTAAAGATGGGATTTTAGTTAAAATTTAAAAAATATTAAAATGAAAAAAGTATTATTAATAGGAGGTGGTTTAGCAGTAGTAGGTGGTTTAGCTTATTTATACCTAAAAAACAAGAAAAAACAAGAAGCAATATTAGGTGGCACTTCCGCTACACAGCCAAGTGCAACTACTCCAAGTACAACTACTCCAAGTACAACTACCCCAACTGGTGCTACAAGCGGTGCTTCTGATGGTGGCATAACACCTTTACCTAAAGGAACAATTGTAACTTCTACAACCACAGCTTCAAATTCTGAAGAACAAGCTAAATTAGATACAGCTAAAGATATTGAAGCAAAAATAAATAATTATTATAGATTAAGTGCATCAAAACAAAAATTGAATTTAACAAAGTCAAAAGAAATTTTTAAAACATCAAGTAATTATAATCCATATCCATTTCTTATTAAAAAACTGAAAGATGATTTAAAAACATTGGGATATGAATATAAAGGGCAAATTGATGGCGTTTTAGTTAAAATTTAAAAACATGAAAAATAAAACTTACATTTGGATTTCGGTTGCAATATTAGGTGTTGGTGGGTATTTTATTTATAAAAACTTACTAAAGAAACCAGTTAGAACCAAACAAGAAAACATTGACATTATTGTAGGGGCAAATATGACCCAAAACGCAAATAATCTTTTGAGTACATTCGAGGAAGGTTATTTAAACGAGTGGGCAAATGCAGTTAAAAATGGCAAAAGCACTTTTACCTATAAACTTAAAAATTACAATACAAAAGGCGGTAAAGCAATAAAATAATATTAAAATGGAAAAATTTGAATTAAGTAAATCTTTAGGTAAAACTGGAGATTTTATAGCAAATAATAAAAAACCTTTACTTTATATAGGTGGTGCTATTGCTGTTGTAGTAATAGGTTATGCTGTTGTAAAAAGATTAAAAGGTGGAATTGCTGGAGAATCTATTGTAGGTAGTAAATTTATCGAACAAGATGTAGATGAAACTAAAACCACTATTACTGATGCTCAAGCTAAAAACTATGCCGAAAATTTATTACAAGCATTTAATTATACTTTTGGAACAGACAAAGGTGTTATAGAAAGTGTTTTTTCAAAATTAAACCCAGAGGACTTTAAAAAAGTTTATAATGCTTTTGGTAAAAGAAGTTATTCAGCCTTAACTGGAGGTACTCCATCTCCACTTACTTATTTATGGAATAGTGAAAACCTTGACTTAATTTCATGGTTAAATTATGAACTAGGAGTAGGCGATGGTGCTTTAAAAACAAAAATTAGAAAAGTAGTAGAGCCAGCAGGCTTTGTTTTAGAACAATAAAATTAATTAGTTATGAATTATTATAAAAATGTAACAAGTAACAGTCTTGAATATAGTCCAGACCAAATACCATTAGATGGTAGTTTGCCAAGACCACGAAAAGAAATAGGATTAGTTAAAGCTGACCCATTATTAGCAGAACCTACACCTCCGCCTTTAGGAGATATGCCTATTGGAACAACGGAATGTGAAAAAAAATGGCAACAAATAGCAATGATTAGTAAATGGGGTTCTTATGATGCGATGCTTAAAGCTAAAGAAGAATTTATGAAAAGTTGTAATGGAAATTTAGGTTCAAGTATTATTGCTGAACCAGAAATAATTACTCCAACAAATCCTATTTCTAGTCCTACAACTGGAACTACAAGCGGTACTACTGGAACTTCTTTGCCAAATCTAGGTGCTTTTTTAGGCAGTTTAACTGGTGGTGCAAGTGGCGGTGCAAGTGCTGGTGCTAGCGAGCAAATAACTGAAACTCCAAAAGCAAAAAAACCATTCCCTTATTGGATTTTAATTGCTGGTTTAGTTGGTGGATATTTAATTTTCAGAAAAAAATAATATGTCTAAAGTAGCAGGAATCTCTTTATTAGTTTTAGGTGCTTCAGCGGTTGCATATCCTTTCTTTTTTAAAAAAGAAAAGAAACTGACCAATGAAGAAATTTTAATTGGTAAAGGCGAGGAAAGTGCTTGCGATTTATTAAAAATAAAATTAAATTTAGTCAATTCAGAAATAGCTCTAATATCTCCAGAATATCAAAAACTTTATTCTAAAAAAAGTTTGACCGATTCTGAAAAACAAACGATGAAAGAGCTTGGCGATAAATTGCGAATTTTAAATCCACAAAGGCTAGAATTACAACAAAGTTTTGATAATAAATGTAGGCAAATAGCAGATTTTAGTTCTTCGGAATGTTCAGTTTTAGATGGGGATTTAAAACAAATTTCAGATGAAATTGCAAAGTATTCAGCCGAACTTTTAAAGCCTGCTGGAAGTACAAAATATAGTAAAGACACCATGAAAATTTTAAGGGATAAATACAATACTTTATTGCTTAAAAAACAAAACGAATTTGCGGAAAAAAATTGCAGAAATACTTTAGAGAAACAAAATCTAAATGAATCTGGTTATTTATTGAGTACTCAAGCTGAAAAGCAAGAGCAAAATGTTTTACCATCGAATTACAAAGAGCAATATCTTTATATTGGATTGGGTTCGGTAGTTTTATTAACTGGTTTATACATAATTACAAAAAAATAATATGTCTGGATTAATATACGATTCGTCATCATTGGGCAGAATAAACGAATTACTTGAAAAGCAAGAAAAACAATTTCAAGAAATTGATAAAGAACAAGACAACAAAAAAATTATTCGTTTTGGAATAATTCTAGGGGTAAGTGTTTTATCTATTCTTTTATTAAAAATAATAGTCAAAAAGAAAAAATAAATGGCTGATTACAAAAAAATAGTTTCTGTTATTAAAAACAAAAACAAAGGTCTTTCATGGAGCATTTTTAGTGCTTTAGAGCCACCTTGTGATTTAGGCGTTACAGACACTAAAGGTCTTTTTGGTATAAAAAAAAATAATACAAGCTATGGTATAACTTGGGATGAGTTTGTAAACAATGCAGATTCTTTAGGATATGTTGCAAGTTGTGAAAACTTTAAAAATATGCCAGATTCTATTTATAACGTTATTTTTAAAAAAGTGTTTTGGGATTCTATTCAAGGAGATAAAATTAAAAATCAAGGTGTAGCAAACGCATTAGTTGAAAATAGAGGTTTGGGAATTGCTGTCATTTTTGATAAATTAAAGAATTTAGGATATGTAAGAAAATTAGAAGATTACGGAACATCTTCTCAAAATTTATTAGGAAACTCTTTTAATTTAGTTGATGCCGAAGTAAATTTTATAAACAAATTAGATGATGAGGGTAAATCTCATTTATTATTTGATGAAATTAAGCAAGACAAAGATAAAGATATTGTTTATGTAGCTAGTAAAATTTCAGTACTAACAACAGCCGAAAAAATAGGCTTGGGTGTTGGTGCTTTGTTTTTAGTATATTTAGCTTACAAATTAATAAAAAGATAAATTATGTCAACGATAATAGAACCTTTTAAATGTGATGAAGCACGAGTGTCAAAAGGTGTTTCATGTGCTACACAAAAAGAAATTTGGGATAACCTAAATAACTTAATGTCTGGCAATTTTCAATTACCAGTAGGTTCGGTTGCGGTAGGTAGTGGTTTAGGCGATGCTAGTTGGAATGAAGCATTGAATTACGAGAAAATTCAAGAAGAAAAAAATAAAGAAATAATAAAGGAAGCAGAAGAAAAGTCTGTTGACTATATATCAAATTTAGAAAGCAAAACCAAAAATAAAGATTATCTTATTTATGGTGTTGCTACACTATTGGCTTTAGGAGTAATAATTTACGAATTTAAAAGTAGGAAATAATGTTAGGATTAGATTTTGGTTTTGATAATATTTTTGGACTTCAAATTCCAATTGGAGGAGATGACCCAAGACAAGTTGTTATCAGAGATTTTACTTACAATAAATTCAATTTAAAAGATTGTATCTCTTTAGATGTAGCTTTAAAAGAAGCAAAGGATTCTTTAGCTTATTTGAAAGCAGAAAAGCTAAATGGTTATAAAATGACTTTGCCAAATCAACCTTTATTCATAAAAGAAAGTCTTGCTTCATTCAAAAATTACATGAATACAAAAGCATCTGACTTTTATAAAAAAAACACAAATGTAAATGATTATTATGGTAAATATTTAGGAGATAATCTGTTGCAAAACGTTATAAAAACTTTAGAAAACAAATTTGTAGATTTAGATTGTAGAAACCAAATTGAGCAAATTAGATTAGATGAAAGTGCTAAAATTATAACAAAACAGTCTGCAATTCAAGAACAAAATGTTTTGCCATCAAATTATAAAGAGCAATATCTTTATATTGGTTTAGGAGCAGTTGTTTTACTAACTGGATTGTATGTAATTACAAAAAAATAAAAAGAAATGATAAAAAAAGCATTAATTATAGGTGGTGTAGGATTAGCTGGTTACGGCTTATATCGTTATTTCAAATATCAAGTTGATTTAGCAATGAAATACGACTACAAAATAAAAAACTTTAAGTATTTGGGTATTGATGGTAATGATGTGAAAGTTAGTGCTACTATTCAAATTACCAATAAGTCAAGTTTTAAATTAATTATAAATTCTTTTGATTTGGATTTGTACTATGAAGGTAAAAAGTTTGCCGATGTTATTTCTACAAAACCAGTTACTATTGAGCCAAATAGCTCTTTTGATATTACTGGCGTTGGTGTTATCAACGTAAATGACATTAAAGCAGGTTTACCAGCATTTTTATCTGATGTGTTAAAACAAAAGCCAATTAAAATTGAAGTAGAAGGGCAATTGAAAATTAATTTCATGAACGTAAATTCCACTATTCAATTCAATAAAGAAGAATTTACTTATTCAAGTGATTTGATTAGTGAATATGGTTTTGGAGATAAGTATAACGACTTAAAACAGAAATATTCAAAAATATTCAATATTTTCGGAATTAAATAGTATTTTTGAACCAAGAAACTTATAATAAAATAAAAAATGGTAGAAGGAATTGTAAAAAAAATCATGTTTACTGGTATTGAAAAATACGCAAAAATTTACGGATTAACCGATTTACAAGTTCAAATAAAAGTTTTGAACGATGAGAATGGAAATGTTTTTTACGTTATGTGTAAAAAATATGTAGAGGAAGAAAAGGTTAGATTTTTAGAAATTATGGATAAGAAATTGGATATGTTTGGGTACGAAGCTCTGGCAAGTCCTTTTCTTAAAAAAAGTTTAATCGAGTGTGCAGAAGAAAACGAAACTAATGTAAACCAAGTTTGTTGCTTCATATTAAAATATGAAGATAAAAACCAAAAACAAGGCGTAGGTCTTGGATTTTACAAAATAGAGGAAAACAAACCTTTGGCAAAATTAAAAGTAGTTACGCTAGCACAACATTTAGAAAAATTAGGCATATAAAATGACAATAGTTAGAAGCAGAAAACCAAAAGAAGCAATGATAAGTGTTCCAGAAAGCGACATGACTTTTATTAAAGATATGTTGACTAAAATGAACGGAAAGCTAAACGAAATGGAAATTTCTTTAGTTAAGCTTAACCAAACAGTTATTGGAAATAAAGAATATGGTCAAAAAGGACTTGTAGAGCAAGTTAATGACCATAGAAAGTACATAGAAGATGACAAGTCTTTTAAAGCCAAATTAGTTGGTGGTGCAACTGTTGTAGGTATTCTTTATGGTGTGCTTTTAAGATATTGGGATAAAATATTTAGTTAATTATGGGAAATGTTATAAAACAAAATGCTGGTCAAGTTTCTTCAAACGGAAGTAGTTTAGTTATCTATGTTGATGTGGCTACTGGAGAAGTAATGCTTAAAGATGTTGTAGGTAATACACAACCTCTAAAAGATTTTTTTAAATACAATGAAATTGTGTTTTTAAAATCTGAAAAAGGTAGTTTTATTTCTGCTTCTGAAACCAATAAAATAGATGCAGAATTTAGTGCCGTTTTATCTGGAGAATATAATGTTGTAAGAGGCGATAATTCAGTTGTAGCTGGCGGTAATGCAAATACAATTTCTGGTAGAAATTCATTCGTAGGTAGCGGTAGAGGAAATGATATTGATTCGGATGATTCAACTATAATTGGAGGTACTAATAATAGTACTAAATATAAAAATACCCACTTGTTAGGCTCTAATATAGAAGCCAATAGAGAGGACACTACATTTGTAGAAAATTTATCAATAACAAATATTCCTAATTCAGACAAAGGCTTGCCTAAAGGGGCGGTTTGGAGTAATAAAGGCGTTTTGAGTATTGTAACATAAAATATTCAAAAAATTATGGGAAAAGTAAGCAAATCAGGAAAGTCTAATATACAATCGCCAAACGGAAATAGTTTGGCTTTGTTCATTGATGGAGTTACTAACGATGCGTTAGTAAAAGACATCTATGGAAATGTAGAAAGATTACAAGACTATATTAGCGGTGGAACTTCGGGTTCATCGGGTACAAGCGGAACAAGTGGTGTTGATGGTACAAGTGGTGTTAACGGAACAAGCGGAGTTAATGGAACTTCTGGTGTTAATGGAACTTCGGGAACTTCTGGTGTAAACGGAACAAGCGGAACTAATGGTACAAGTGGTTCGGATGGTACTAATGGTACTAACGGAACAAGCGGTACTACTGGCTCGGCTGGAACTTCTGGTACTTCTGCTATTGATGGAACAAGTGGAACTTCTGGTGTAAACGGAACAAGTGGTGTCAATGGAACTAGTGGTACTAGTGGTATTGATGGTACAAGTGGTTCTAATGGTTCTAATGGAACTTCGGGTACAACTGGAACTTCGGGTTCAAGTGGTTCAAGTGGTTTAAATGGTTCTAGTGGAGCTGGTATCGCCAATTGGTATGGAAGTTTTTCCGACACAACAACTCAAACTGTAACTGGGTCAAATACGCCTACAATTATAACTTACGATACAACTGAATTAAGTAATGGTATTAGTATTGCAAGTAGTTCTCAAATTACTTTCCCTTATGCTGGTATTTATGAAATTGGATATTCGGCACAAGTAGATAAAAATAGTAGTGGTAACGATGAGGTAAAAATATGGGCAAGAATTAATGGAGTAGATGAGCCAAGAACTACATCTTATATAGAGTTAATTGGAGCAAATGCCGAATCTTTACCTTTTGTTTCTTATATTTTTGATTTACAAGCCAACGATTATGTAGAGTTTGTTTTTGCTTCTGCTGATGCAACTGCAAGATTAGTAGCAAAAGCATCTACTACAACTCCTTATTCATCTCCTTTAGCACCTTCAATTATTATTGTTGCTAACCAAGTTGGTGTTGCCGTAGGTAGTACAAGTGGTACAAGTGGTACAACTGGAACTTCTGGTTTAACTGGAACAAGTGGAACAAGCGGAATTGATGGAACAAGCGGTACTTCTGGAGTAAATGGAACAAGTGGTTTAAATGGTTCAAATGGAACTAGCGGAACTACTGGAATTGATGGAACTAGCGGTACTTCTGGGATTGATGGAACAAGTGGTTCAAATGGTTCAAATGGAACTAGCGGAACTACTGGTGTTGATGGTACAAGTGGTACAAGTGGTGTCGATGGTACAAGTGGAAGTTCTGGTTTAACTGGCACAAGTGGTACTTCTGGTGCTAATGGTACAAGCGGAGTAGATGGAACAAGCGGTACTTCTGGAATAGATGGTACAAGCGGTACAAATGGTACAAGCGGTACAAATGGTTCGGCTGGAACAAGCGGAATTGATGGAACAAGCGGAATTGATGGTACGAGTGGTACTGATGGTACGAGTGGAGTAAATGGAACTAATGGAACTTCTGGAGTTAATGGTACAAGTGGTACTGATGGAACTTCTGGAGTTAATGGTACAAGCGGAACTTCTGGAGTTAATGGAACGAGTGGTACAAGCGGAATAGATGGTACAAGTGGTTCTAATGGTTCTAATGGAACAAGCGGAGTAAACGGAACAAGTGGTTCAAGTGGTTCAAGTGGAATTAATGGAACAAGCGGAATAGATGGTACAAGTGGTACTGATGGTACAAGTGGTGTTAACGGAACTTCTGGTTCATCTGGTGTTAATGGAGCAAACGGAACATCTGGTACTGATGGTACAAGTGGTGTTAATGGAACTTCTGGGTCATCTGGTGTTAATGGAACAAGTGGTATTAACGGAACTTCTGGTGTTAATGGTACAAATGGAACTTCTGGTTCTGGTGGAACTTCTGGAACTGATGTTGGCTCAAGTGCCGTTATTGTTTTAGGTGCTGGCACTTGTTCATCAGTAAGGACTGGTTTAAGTAATGCTTCTATTGGTGGTTATAGTGGTGCTTTAAGTGGTAATTATAATACTTCTGGTGGAGGATATTCAATAGTAAGTGGTGGTAAAATTAATACTGCTTCTGGAAATTATTCAACAATTGGCGGTGGTTATTTGAATACTGCAAGTGGTTATTATTCAGTAGTTGCTGGTGGTTTGACAAATAATGCAAGTGGAAGTTCTTCAACAATTGGTGGAGGTCAATCAAATATAAGTTCTTCAAATTTTTCAACAATAAGCGGTGGTCAATTTAATACTGCATCTGGTAGTTATTCAACAATTTCTGGTGGTTTTTGCAATTGTGCAATTGGAGTTGGAACAACAATTTCTGGTGGTTTTCGTAATACATCTTCTTGTGAAAAATCTTTTGTAGGAGCAGGATATTGCAATACTGCATCTGGTTATTCTTCATCGGTTGTTGGTGGTCAAAATAATACTGCAAGTGGAGGTTATTCTACAATTGGAGGTGGTCAAAATAATACTGCTTCTTGTGAAAAATCTTTTGTAGGAGCAGGATATTGCAATACTGCATCAGGAAATTGTTCATTTGTTGGTGGTGGTGGTGTTAATACTGCAAGTGGTATTGGTTCATTTATTGGAGGAGGTAAAGGTAATACAGCAAGTCAAACTTATTCAAATGTTTTAGGCGGTGCTTTTAATAATTCATCTGCTTATCAATCAACAATTATAGGAGGAGTTTATAATGTAGCTTCATCATCACATAGTTTTGTGGGTAGTGGTTTACAAAACTGTTCACTTGGTTATAATTCAGTAATTGTTGGAGGAAATACTAATTACAATATAGGCGACTATTCTTTTATAGGTAATGGTTCTAGAAATAATATATATTTTGGTATTGAAAACGTAATTGTTGGAGGAAATGAAAATGGAGTGTATAAAAGTCGTAATTCATCAATTGTTGGCGGAGTTAATAATCGTCAATCTTATAATAGAAATAGTGTAATAGGTGGTGGTTCTGGAAATACAATTATTGGTACTGTTAATTATGATAACTACACAACATACAACTCCATTTTAGGTGGTTGTAAAAACTGTATTATACAAAATTCTGGATACTGCAATGTTTTAATTGCTTATAATTCCATCGTAGGAGGTAGTTATAATTTAATTCAATCTAACTCTCAAAGAGTAAGAAGGAATTTTATAGGTGGCGGATGTCAGAATACAATATGTTCTACATCAAGTACTGGAGCAGATTACAATTCTATTTTAGGAGGTAGAAATAATACGATAGCTGGATATTCAAATGCACACATTATTGGCTCATCTCTTACCGCATCATCAAACAATACTACATTTGTTGAAGCATTATCAAAAATAAGTGGAACTTTTAGAATTAAGCATCCAGACCCAACTAAAAACAAAACACATTATTTACAACACTCGTTTGTTGAATCTCCTACTGCTGGAGATAATATTTATAGATATGTTGTTAAAGTGGTTGATGGTTTTGCAGAAATAGAGCTACCAAGCTATTTTAAATTCTTGAACGAAAACACTCAAATTTGGGTAACGCCAAAAGAAGGATTTGGCATTGCATTTGGTAAAGTTGATGACGAATTAACAAAAGTAACTATATTTGCTAACGAAGATTTAGAATATAACGTTCTTATAATCGGAACAAGAAAAGATAAAGATGCTATTGACAATTGGAATGGTATAGAAATATTACAACCTAAAAAAATAAAAAATTAATATGGAAAATTTCACAATACATATTTTTGGATATGGAGAAACACAAATCAACTCAAACGAGTTTTCAGTAAAAGTAAAAACAACAACTTTGCAAACTGTAACGCCTTTAGTTAATGCGGTTTGGAACAAAAGACCAGAAGATAGTTTGGCAGAGGAAAAATACCATGCAATAAACATTTTTAATCATAATGATATAAGATGGATGTCTAAAGATGGTTTTCAATTAAAAGACCAACAAGATTTAGTAACTTTTATTGATGATTTAATAGTTGAATTGAAAGCAAAGTTTGATGCTTTGCCTAAAAAATAAGAAGCTTAATAAAAATAGCGAGGTTTATAAATAATCTCGCTTTTTTATTTATATTTGTATTTTAAACCAAGAAACAATGAAAAAAATTTTTTACAACTCATCTTTACCTCGCTCTGGTTCAACTTTGATTTCTAATTTAATTGCTCAAAATCCAGATTTTTACTCTACGCCTACAAGTGGTTTGGTAGATTTAATCATGGCTTCAAAAAACAATTATAACCATTCTCAAGCTTTCATATCTCAAGACCCAAAACAAATGGAAAATGCGTTTGTAGAGTTTTGTAGAAGCGGTATGCAAGGCTTTTTTAAAGGTTTGACCGATAAGCCTTTCGTTGTTGATAAAAGTCGTGAATGGGGCGTTAATCATGGTTTATTGAATATGATATTTCCTAATCCAAAAATAATTTGCATGGTTAGGGATATACGTTGTATTTATGCTTCAATGGAAAAAAACTTCCGTAAAAACCCACATAAAGAAAACCATATTCAAAACGTACCGCAATTAGTAGGAACTACATTGAATAAAAGAATTGATATTTGGGCAAGTGGAGTACCAGTAGGGGTTGCAATAGATAGATTACAAGACATAATTCAACAAGGAATAGACAAAAACATTTTGTTTGTGCGTTATGAAGATTTAATGGATAATCCAGAAAACGAAATGAAGCGTATTTATGAGTATTTTGGCGTACCTTACTATGATAAACATGATTTTGAAAATGTAACGCAATACACCCAAGAAAACGATACAATTCATGGAATTTATGGCGACCATACGTTAAGACCAAAATTTGAACGCAAACCAGACGATTATTTAGATGTTTTAGGGTATGAAATATCTATGAACATAAGAAACCATTACAAGTGGTTTTATGATTATTTTGGATATTTATAAATTGATATAAACAAATTTGTTTACATAAAAAAAAGGCTACTAATTATGTAGCCTTTTGTAATTTATATTATCCTTAATTTCCTCAAGCACCCAAAATGGGTTTATTCCTTTTTGACACTCAAATTGTTTATCATAACCTTTGTTGATAGGACACCAATTAAAATCTCCTTTATCAAACTTAAAGTTTTTGTTATTCCAACAACCATTACATACGTTTTCATTTGTGAATCTAGTGCAATTTTTTTGAAATTCATGGTCGGCTTTTGTAAAGTTAGCAATCATATAAACGTGCTTATTTAAAGACCAAGCAAGCCACGAAAGACCACTGCTCAATCCCACGAAAAATTTAGCAAAATGTATTATTTGCATAGTGCTTTCTAGCGATAAGTTTTCTGGGCAATAAACATTTTTAAGTTTGTATCTTGAATTTAAAGATACATTTACGACTTGATAACCCTCGTCAACCAACATATCTACTAAAATTTCCCAATTTACAGCATCCCACTCCTTACAACCAGCGGTTGAATCTGGAGCAATACAAACATATTTAGGCTCAATACTGGCGACCACGTTTTTAGGCTCAAAGTTTAACTTTGGTTTTTTTTCACTAAAACTTAACCCTAAAATATTTGTAGCCGTTTGTTGTAGCGGAATAGTGTTTGGTAATACTGGCTCTTTGTTGCTATCATAAAACCAACCCAAGTCATATTTAGCATACAAATTAGTAACCACTTCTGCTGGCTCAATAAAGTTTATGTTAGGATATTGACCCTCGAATAAAAAGTTTTTAAAAGTAGAAACGAATAAAACGCAATCGTGTTTCTTTTGGAACTCATCACAATAAGGCATCCAAGCCAATGTATCGCCTAATGAACTACTTTCAAAGCTAATCATTACCCTTTTGTTTTTTAGCTTAAATTTGTCAATAAAAACAAGTTTCTGTTTATTTTTTAAAATTTCCCAAACATAAATAGTATATTCAGTAAAATACTTTCTATTAAGTTTTACCCATGAATTACAATCTATTATATTTTCATAGACTACCTTTCCTTCTTCATGAAAAGCCACTTTAAACTTATTTTGAGAATTACCTAAAATTTCTAAAAAAGCACCATCTACAAAATGATGATTTATAGTAAAATTTCTTTTTCTTGGTTGTTTTTTTGGTTTTTCTTCAATAAGGGAATTGTAAAAATCTAAATGGTCTTTTTTAAATTGAATCGAAGTATCTGGATGATTTGGAGATAGTTTCTTTTTCAATTCAAAATGTATTGGCTGTATAAAACCATCAAACATACCGCAGTATTGAGATAAATTATTAGCATAGATAGTCAAACCATAACCAATAGCTTCACGAAGTACAATAGGGTTACATTCATTTTTGCTTGGAAAGAAAAAAATATCCGAAGCCAACATAAAATCGGAAATATCTTCTCTTTCTCCCCAAACTTTTACGTTTGATGGTATGTTTTCCATTAATGGTTTCCAATAACTTTCAAAGTTTTCAGCTTGGTTTCCTACTATATGAAAATCATAATGAGGATAATTTTTAGCCACTTCTAAAATTTTAGCTTGGTTTTTATTGTCGCACCATAAACCTACTGATAAAACATTTACTTTTTTCTCTCTAAAACCTAATTGCAAAGCTTTTGCCTTTTTTGTAACAGAATAAACATTGTGCTTTTTAATAGGGTACATTACAAGTCGCTTTTTTGCCTTTATATGCTCAAAAGTTTCCAAATGAAAAGGAGAACAAAAAGCAAAAGCATCTGGGTAAAAAACTTTGTTTTGAGCATTAAAAGATACATTATGGCACGTTTCAACTATTTTGTATTTTCTATTGTCAGCGTACAATAATTTCATCAAATCATAGTCAAAACCTTCAGCTTCATGTTCCAAATGCACAATATCAATTTTATTGTCTTTAATAACTTTGATAAGGTCTTTGCCAATAGTTGTAAAGAAGTTTTTTTCGCCTACTAAATTGATTATTTTATTCCTTTGAACTACATATTTGTCTGAAACGCACTCGTTTTCTACAACAAATATTTCGTAGCTATCTTTTAAATTTTCAATTCTTTTAAGTAGAAATTGGGGCATCCCACCAGTACTTAAATGGGGTGCTAAAAATAGGATTTTTGTTTTCATAAAAATTTTCTTGGTTTGTAATACAAATATAGTTATTTTTGTTTAAAATAAAACCAAGAAACATGATAATAATATTAACTGGTCAACCGCATAGCGGAAAAACCACTATTGCTAATTATCTAAAAACCGCTTTACAAACTTCTTTTATTGATGGCAAAGTATATAACATTGATGGAGATGATTTAAGAGAAATTTTAGATAATAAAGACTATTCAGAACAAGGCAGAAGAAAAAACATTGAAACTGCTCACGCTATTGCAAAATACTTGCAAAAACAAAATCCTTTAAACCACATTATTATTTCTTTAGTAAGTCCGTTTAGGGATTTAAGGGAAAAATTAAAATCAGAATTAGACTGCAAAGAGTTTTATATTCACACTACTGAAATTAGAGGTCGTGAAAATTTCCATGTAGCTAATTACGAACCGCCTTTAGAAAACTTTGTAAGTGTTGACACTACAAACGATTCTGAAATAGAAACTTTAAACGAAATTCTTAACAACCTAAAATTTTAAAAAATGGAAAACTGGGAAAAAATTGTTCACGTTAAATCTTCTTTAGAGCCAAAACAAAATCAATATGCGATGTTTATTGGAAGATTTCAACCATTACACTTGGGGCATAAACATTTGTTTCAACAAGCGATAGACGAGGGTAAAAATCTTTTAATTTGCATCAGAGATGGCGAAATAGATGATAAAAACCCATATACTGCTGAACAAGTTAAAGAGGTAATAGAAATGGAATATGCACTACTTGTTAATTGCGATGTAGTAAAAGTTATGATTATTCCAGATATTTGCTCGGTAGAGTTTGGTAGAGGTGTAGGATATGATATTATTGAGCATGTACCCCCAGCTATTTTGGGTAACATTTCGGCAACAAAAATTAGAGAAGAATTAAGAAAAGACGGAAAATTATAATGAACATAAAAATAAGATACAATCATAGTTGCACCGATGACAAAATGTTTTGGCGATTGATAATTGATGGTGCTGAATTTTTGGCTTCGGACATAGAAATTAACGTGCCTACATTTACCACTAGGGATGATGTTTTCGACCCACAAAAAAATGAAATGGTAAATAAGCACCACATTAGCTGTAAGGCTGATTCTGTTAGTTGGAGTAATACTGGAGTAGCTATAATACGTTAGTCATGATAAGTTATAAAAGACACATTGCAAAAGCAATTAGTTATCGAATTTTAGGAACGCTTCAAACTTGCGTTATATCATACTTCTTTAGTGGAAGTTTTGTTATTGCTGGTAGTGTAGGAGCAACTGAAATACTATTAAAGCCTTTTATGTATTTTTTACACGAAAGAGCATGGTATAAATTTTCCAATTTTGGAGTAAAAGAAATTAAAAAAGATTAGTATGAATGTAATATTTTCCATTGATGGTGGACTTGGAAAGTCCGTTATGGCTACCGCTGTATTAAAAGCAATTAAAAGACAATACAGCAAAGCAAATATAGTTGTTTCAACTGCATATCCAGATGTATTTATTAACAACCCAAACGTTAATAAAATAATAACGCAAGCCAATAGTTCTGGTATTTATAAAAACCTTATTCAAAACAAAGATGCAAAGGTATTTATAAGCGACCCTTACTCTACTTCAGACTACATAACCGAAAGCAAGCACTTAATTCAAATTTGGTGCGAAATGTTTGGTATTAAGTATAATGGAGAAATGCCAGAAATGTTTTTGTCGAAAGCTGAAAAACAATATTTTGAGCCTTTTTATAGACTTGACAAACCAATTATGGCTATTCAACCGCATGGGGGAGCAATAAACCAACCGCTAAAATATTCTTGGACAAGGGATATTCCAGTACCAATAATGGAGCAAATCATTGAAAGATACAAAAATGATTATGCTATTGTTCACATTAAGCGAGATGACCAAATTATGTACGAAAATACTATTGGTGCATTAGATAGTTTTAGAAGTATAGCTGTTATGTTAACAATGTCAGAAAAAAGACTTTTAATTGATAGTTCGGCTATGCACATTGCGACTTCTTTAAATTTACCTTCAGTTGTTGCATGGATAGGAACAAGTGAAAAGGTTTTTGGCTATGATATGCACACTAACATAAACGCTAATCCATACACAAAAGAATTGGATTTAAGCCACAATTACTATCAAAGACTACCTTTATTTGAGGACATTTCAAAAATACCTTACAATGACTTAAACGAGGTTTTTAATGTAGCCGAAATAATTGAAAAATTAAAATAATATTATAATTAATAATTTTTTCGTAATATTGTGCTATATTATTAATATTTTTCACTAATGGATTTAAAAGAAGTAGAACAAAAAGAAAACGCTGTTTTTTTTGAGCAAAATGGTTCAAATTTTTATCAGCAAGTTGAGTATCTTGAAAGCTTAATGATTAATAGTGGCTCTCCAGATGTAGTAATAGGTAATTCAGAAGCTTTGCCTTTAACTCACACTTTTTGTGATGGAATTTATTTAAGAGAAATATTTTTAAAACAAGGCGTAGTTGCGATTGGTAAAATACATAAACACGACCACGCTTTTTTCTTATTAAAAGGAAAATTAATGTTATGTACGGAAAACGGAGTAGAAGAAATGGTTGCTCCTTTTTATGGAAAATCCCCAGCAGGAACAAAAAGAGTTGTAGTTGCTATGGAAGATTCTATTTTCGTTAACGTTCATCCTAATCCAGATAATGAGGAAGATATAGAGCAATTAGAGGAAAAATTTGTTGTTTCTTCATTTGAAGATTACAATAAATACAAACAATTAAAATAATTTTTTATGAGTTATGTAGCGGTGGCATCGGTAGGCGGTTCTATAATAACAAGTGTTATAGGCGGTCAAAGAGCTAAAAAAGAAGCGAAAAAACAAAGAGAATTGCAAAAAGCAATGTTTTTGTCTAATTTGACTTCTCAAGAAAAATTAAAATACGAGGAATTAAAGCTTTTAGGAGAAACCGAGAGAACAAAAATTCTTGCTGGTACTTTGTTAGGTTATAGAGTTGCTTTGCAAGAGGAAAGCACTAAAAGACTTAAAGACACTTGGATTTATGTAGTGGGTAGTGGTTTAGGAATTTCATTAATTTATGGAGTTGCTTTAGTAGGTGGAAGTTATAAAAAAGGATAATTATGCCAGTTCCAACAAATGTAAAACCTAGCGGTGGTAGTGCTTTAGGCGGATGGACAGAAGCGGTTTCGATTGCTACTGGTCTTATTGTTAATTATGCTTTTGCTTCGTCAATAAAATCAGACCAAAAAAGGTTTGAAAAAGAAATAGCTAAATTAGATGCTAAAAAGCAAGAAGAACTTTTAGCAAAAGTACAACAAGCTGAAACCGAACTAGAAAGACAAAAAATAGTTTATCAATATGTTGACAAACAAAAAATTGATGAATTAAAAAAAGAAGGTAAAAAACAAAGAACTATTTTGTACGTTGGTTTAGGAGCAGGGGTTTTAATCTATGCTCTATTGTTATTAAAATTGAAAAAACGATGAATAAAGAAGTAAAAGTATTATTGGTAACTTTAGGTGTTGCACTTGGTTTGGTTTGGATATTTAAACCAAAAAAAGACAATGGAACAAAGTCATTAGACGATAAATATTCTGCACCAAAAGAAGCTACTGAAGATGTAAAAAAGGAAAAGGAAAATGCGGTTATAGGACTTCAAGCTATGCGTGAAGCAATAAACTCTGGAGAGAAAAAAGCTGAATTAGACAAGTTAAGTGCAATGATTCTAAAAGAACAAGGCATTAAGGTAGTAATATCTAAAAAAACTGGTTTATTACGAGCAATGAATAAAAAAGGTAGCGTAATTGCTGAAGAAGAAATAGAAAAAAAATAAACTATGCCAACATACATACCAACAGTTACTACTTTTGTGAATGGAGTTGTTTCGGTAACAAGTACTGATGGAACTTCTTATCAATCCATTTTAAATTCAATGGGTAGCTTTGTATATGGTGTAGATGAGGTTTACTTAAAAGCTAATTCTAATTCGCAAATATTAAACGGCTTTGTAGTTGAGCAATACGATGTTAATGGTTACATTAAGTCTTTTGAACAAAAACCAACTATCGACCCATATCAATATCAAAAGTCAGTATTCTTTAAAATGGCGAGGGAAAACGTTGTTTTAAACGGACAAACTACTATTGATATGAGTATTTTGCCAAACGAAGTTGTTTTCATGAATATTTATGTTAATGAATTAACTATGCGAGATTATCTTTCTGGTACTTCTGCTTTTGATAATGATTTTTTCAAAAACTTTAGCGATGTCATATAGTTTAGGCGATTTAAACGAAATTAAAATACAAAATAGAGAGCATACTATATCTAAACTTGAAACTGGGGATTTAATAAAGTTGAAAGTAGATATTTTACCGATTTTATATCACTATGCAATAGTTGAAAAACAAGGCGATAGGCTTTATATTTACCACTTACAAACGGATAAAATAAACTCAAATGGCGGTAATTTAATTTGTGAGCCACTTGATACATACATTAAAGGGAAAGATATTATTTCAGTTACCAAAAGTAATTTAGGGAGTAAAGATTTAACTCAAATGTATGAAGCTTTGAAAGGTTATAAATATGATTTTATAAACTTTAATTGTGAGCATTATGTAAATTTTGTTACTGATAAAAAATTAGTTAGTAATCAAGTGTTTAAGTGGGGTTCTATTATTGCTATTGGTGTTCTAGTAACCTACTTAATTAGAAAAAATAAGATATGAAAAGCATAAATTTAAAAATAGTAAATAATACTTCGTTTCAACAAGATATTTCAATTCTTGGGGTTATACCTAATTCAAATAGTGCAAACGATTCAAATAACTTTTATTCTTTTAATTTATCAACACAAAGTTTTGTTGGGATAAATAGTGTAAATATTACTTATACTTCAACTACAAACCCAACGCCAATAACATTAACTGCAAATGTAACAACACAAAGCATTGCAGGGGTAGTAGAAGCACTTAATACATTAGGCATAGGCATATTTAATTATTCTGGAACAACAATTTATGTTTCGTCAAGTATCTATACTTATTCTAATATTACGATAGGTTTTCCTTTTGTTTCTACATGGAATACCGCTAATACTTCTGGCGGTTCAAGTGCTTCAAATCAAGTAGCCTTACCATTATTTTCTGGAGGGGTATATAATTTTGTGGTAAATTGGGGAGATGGAAATTTAGATACAATAACTGCTTGGAATCAAGCGGAAGTTACACATACATACGCAAGTTCTGGAACTTATACTATTTCTATTGATGGAGTTTGTAAAGGTTTTAGATTTAACGATGCTGGAGATAAATTAAAAATTTTATCAGTAGCAAGTTGGGGAGATTTTGAATTAATAGGAAGTATTGGCGGACAATTTTATGGTTGCACAAATCTTGACTTAACTTCTGTTTCTGGAGTTTTAAATTTTGGTAATTGTACGAGTTGTGAAAGTATGTTTTTTGGTTATCAATTTTCTACTATTAATAATATTGATTTATGGGATGTAAGTAATGTTACAGACATGGACAATATGTTCCGTAGTTCTTTGTTTAATCAAAATATAAATAGCTGGGATGTTTCTAACGTTACCAGTATGGATTCTATGTTTTATTTAGCAACTGCATTTAATCAAAACTTGAATAGCTGGGATGTTAGTAGCGTAACAAATATGACACAAACGTTTAGGCAAGCAACTGCATTTAATGGGAATATTACTTCTTGGAATGTAGGTAATGTTACAAGTATGGTTAATATGTTTCAACAAGCAACTTCATTTAATCAAAACTTAAATAGTTGGGATGTAAGTAGTGTTACAAGCATGATACAAATGTTTAGGCAAGCAAGTTCTTTTAATCAAAACTTGAATAGTTGGAACGTAAGTAGTGTTACAAATATGACACAAATGTTTTTATTAGCAACCACATTTAATGGAAATATAAGTTCTTGGGATGTTAGTAGTGTAACTAGTATGACTGGAATGTTTCAAAGTGCAAATGCGTTTAATCAAAACATAGGTTCTTGGAATGTTAGTGCTGTTACAAATATGCAAACCATGTTTACAAATGCAATTGCATTTAATCAAAACTTGAATAGTTGGGATGTAAGTAGTGTTACAAATATGAACGCTATGTTCGGTGGTGCTTCGTCTTTTAATGGAAATATAACTTCTTGGAATGTTAGTATTGTAGCTAATATGACACAAATGTTTTCTGGTGCAAGTGCATTTAATCAAAACATAGGTTCTTGGAATGTTGTAGGTGCTACAAATATGAGTTCAATGTTTGCAAATGCTACTGCATTTAATCAAAATATTGGTTCGTGGGATATATCTGGTGTTACAAACTTTACTAATTTTATGCAAGGGAAAACCGATTCAGATTATAGTTCGGCTAATTTAGATGCAATATACAATGGTTGGAGTTTGTTATCAGTTCAACCAAACCTTACAATTAGTTTCGGCACTATTAAATATACCGCTGGGGGAAGTGCTGGTAGATTAGTATTGACTTCTGCTCCAAAAAATTGGATAATTATTGATGGGGGAATATGATTTGTGGAATTTATAAAATAACATCTCCATCAAATAAGGTTTATATAGGACAATCTAAAGATATAAAAACAAGATGGAGAGATTATAAACATAGTAAAACTCAAATAAGGTTAAATAGGTCTTTTGAAAAATATGGTTTAGAATCTCACGTCTTTGAAATATTAGAAGAATGTTCTATTGAAAACTTAAATAAAAGGGAGAATTTCTATCAAATATATTTTGATGTTTTAGGAGAAAATGGACTAAATTGCATGATTACTGATATAAATTCAAAAAAATATATTTTTACTGAAGAATCAAAAAAAAAGATGTCTTTAGGTAGGATGGGTTCTAAAAATCATAGATTTGGAAAAAAAATAAGTCAAGAATTAAAAGACAAACTATTTGAATCTTTAAAGCATAGAGTTTTTACAGAGGAGTCAAAATTAAAACGAAAAATTTCCGTTGGGGATAAACAGAAAAACGGAGGAAATCCAAGAGCAAAAAAAGTTATATGTGAAGAAACTGGAATAATTTTTGGATGTATAAAAGAATGTGCTGAACATTTAAAAATGAATAGAAAAACATTAAATGACCAACTTTTAGGCAGACATAAAAACAAAACAACTTTTCGTATTTTATAAGAAAAAACCCGAAACGCTTGGTGAATCGGGTTTTAACTTTTTAGTTTAATTTGATATAAAAGCATCTAAAGGTGTTTCAGTCTTTCAGAAGTCGGAAACTTTAGTGTGAACACAAATTTACAAAAAATATTTAACTATCCAATAGTTCAGCTTCATTTTTTACGTTTAAAGCATTGTAAAGGCTATTTTTTCTTGTACCTATAATGTTTCCTTGTACTAATTTAACGTTATCGTTGTCATCAATTACTAAATAACTACCTCCTTCTACATTATCATCGGTAGAAATAGCTTTTTTCAATCGGTCATCTTGCTTTGGTAGGGTTTTAGCTAATTGTTTTAAGACAACTTTTTTAATCATCCAATTCTCTGGGTCTTTTTTGTCATTAAAGTACAATTCATTTGAAACTTTTAGCGTATTGATAATACCTCTTACTTCTTTTGTTGACATAACCTTAAAAGTAACTTCATTATCTTCTAGCTTTGCACACGCATAGACAAACTTAATCTTGCTATTGCTTCTATCGGCATCATGATTAGGTATATGCACTAATTTTGGCTCTAAACCCATTTCGTAAATAAAGTCATCATCTTCATAAACCACTTCAGTCCAAATCTTCTTAATTTTATCCGACCTCAATAGAAGCGTTATAAGACCCTTATATCCTAAAACTGGTGTTATGGTATCTTTGAAAGGAATAAAGAAAAACTCGCCTACCATTTGGCTCGGAGATAAGTCTAATTCAGCACAATGTAATATGCTGGCAAACAAACTCGCTGGGTTTTGCAAAAAAGCTTGTTGCAACTTTACATTTTTTTGAATTTCTGTAATTACCACTTGCTTAAATTTAGCTGGGGTAAAACTTGAATTTTGAAGTAATTCTACAAGGTTTTTTTGCTCGTAAACACTCATGGTGTTAGTGAATTTATCAATTAAAGATAGTTCACGTTTTGCTGGTGTTTGGTTATTCTCTTGAGTTGTTTCCATAATAAATGTTATCTAAAAGTTTTAAAAGTTCTTGTTCTTGGTTTTTGAGTTTTTGAATATGCAATGTTATTGTTTCTATTTCAGAAAAAATCTTAACCATTTTTGCTTTGGTTATTTCAGCTCTATTATCTACTGCAAACTTTTTTAATTGTGATTTGTAGCGAATATAGTATTGAGTATCTGCTTGAGTTAAGTTAACTAAATAATCTATTTCTTTTTCGTTTATCATATTGTGTAGTAAACCTGCTCTATTGTAGGAATAGTTAGTTTGTGTTTGCAATCGGTTAACGGACAGCTTTTACATAGTTTTAAGCTTGGATAAGGTTTGAAATTATGATTATTCAAAACCACTTCCTCGTAAATTTTATCAACTGCTTGTAAGTGGCTTTCAAAAACATCTGGGTCAATATTTACTTTTATGATTTTGGCATCCTCTGGGTCTTTTGAATTGAACACAAAAAAGTAGAAGTCAATATCTTCATAGTCTACTTCGCAAACTTCGGCTAAAAGAATAGTGTAGTGTACCGCTTGAACCATTAAATTATCTTTGTATGGTAATGATTCAGTTTCCCAACCCATTTCGTTCCATTTGTCATCTAAAAGTCCGCTATACTTTAAGTCAATAACGCATATTCTATTATTAAACTTGGCTACAATATCTAAAATACCAGTTCGGTTATCTTTAGTAATTATTTTTCCAGTTTCTAAAATTTCAATGTTAAGCTCTTTTGCAACTTTCTTGAAAAACTCGGCACTTGCATTTGCTCTTTCGTAGTCCGTAGATAATCTTTCTTTTGCTGTACCTTTGTAAGCCATTTCTGGAACTGGAATTTCGCCACTATGTCCAATATACCAGTTCGGTTATCTTTTGTAATAACCTTTCCAGTTTCAAGTATTTCAATTTTATGCTCTGCAATTACCTTTTTAAAAAACTCGGCACTTGCATTTGCTCTTTCGTAATCGGTAGCCAACTTCTCTTTTGCAGTACCTTTGTAAACCATTTCGGGTGTAGGTATTTCGCCACTTCTAGGTAAACAACCAGTAGCCATAAACTCGAAGTAGTTACCTAATTCCATTATTGGACTTGATGGGAATTTAATTTTGTCTATATACTTCGCTTTGACTTGCAAACCACATGATTTTTTTTGCTTGTACTTACTGTACTCTTTTACGAATGATTGAGATATTTTCATTTTAAAATAATTTTTGTTGAGAAACGTGGTTTTTTATTCTTTGTATTGCTTTATCAAAGTACTCTTTGTCAAGTTCACAAGCTGTTAATTCAAATCCGTAATCGTGGCAAGCTATTGCAATACTTCCGCTACCCAAATGCGTATCGAGTATTTTATCGCCTTCCTTTGCGTATTTGTCCAATATAAACTTGTATAAATCAATAGGTTTTTGTGTTGGGTGTATTTTATCAGTATGGTTGTGTTTATGTATTCCATAATCAAATATTTTGGCAGGAGTTTTTAAACCCATACTTACCCAAGCATATTCAGCAGTAGCAAAATTATCTACTGTCTGTTTTTTATTCCAAATTAAAAAATATTCACTTGTTGGCATTATAAAATTATTTGCACCCCATACAATTTGATTTTTTGAAACTCTAAATAACTCGTTAAAATATTCTTCTGTTGGTTTTTTATCCCACTCTAATTTTTCTTTGTAGTTTCCTTTTACTCCACCTAATCTTAAAGAACCTTTTTGTAGTCTTTCTAAACCATAAGGAGGGTCAACAATAGCCAAATCAAAGTAGTTGTCTGGATAACGAGCCATCAATAGCATATTATCCTCATTAGTAATTGTTATTTTGTCTGTAATTTCCATTATTTATTGTTCAAGTTATTAATTCTATCGTATTCGTCTTTTTCTAGCCAACCATCGCTAGTGTATTCCTTTCCGACCCATACAAAATCTTTACCTTTTCGCTTTCTTGTAGATATACCAACAATAGGCGTTTCAACACGAACATCAACCAGCTTATTAAAATCTATCGAAGTCTGGGATTTGTATTGCAATTGAACTATCATTTGGTCTGCATCGGTTTTATTTTCTGCTTCCATGATTATTGGCTTTTCAACTCCTAAAAAAAAATATTTGTAGAATCGTGTTTTCAAAGTAAAACTATTTAATTTAGGTTTTGTTTTAAATAAAGTGTTTTATAAAAACCCATTAGAATTGAAAGCATTGTATATTTGTTTAAATTACACTTTTATCCATTAGTGTTGTTAAAAAAGTTTCTTGGTAAAAAGGGATAAGTTCACGCTTATCTCTTTTTTTTTAATCTTGATAAGCCAAACTATCAAACTCATCTACATCGTCAACGATTATCACATTACCCACAATAAAATCACTTGGATAGATTAAATTATCTTCTTTTGCTCGTCTGGTAGCTTCTTCGTTATATTCTAATCCTTTTAACTTACCTTCTTCGTCTAACAGAATTAGTCTGCCATCTGAAAAATATAAAATTTCAATTGGACTTTCGTAGAAGTCTTTAGATACAAAGTGCTTTGCATCTTTAAAGGTTTTGATATTTACTTTTTTAATATCGCCTTCCGTAGTAATTAAGGTAACTTGCATTTTAGTTAAATATTTTAAAGTTCATTACAAATATAAAAAGGTTTTTTGGTTTCACAAAAATTAATCAACATTTTTTACTTTAAAAAGTGTTTTTATTTCTGCTTTGTCTTTTTTAAGAATTGGGTTTAGTTGTAAAACCAATCTTTTGGCTCTCGAAATAGTTTCCATTTTAGCCGTTTTGTCGGTAAATTTACTATTGAAGTAGGTAAACACATCATAACCACTCATTTCGTTGATTTTATCCTTTCCTAACTCGTAAAAATAAAACGTAAAAATAAGTCGGTCATTGTCGGTTGATAATTCTGGTACTTGCTCCAGTAAAAATTTTACTTTCGCATAAGTGCTTTTTAGTTTTTTAAATTCTACTTCCATATAAATTTCCTTTATAAGCAAAAACAACTTGGTTTTTGTCTAATATGTTTTCGCTAATCTCAAAATAAATATCACGCATCATTTGTCTTGAATCGGCAATTGACTTCCCATTAAAGAACCAATAAAAATTATTGTCTTTATAAGTTCCAAACATATATCTATGTCCAGAATTAATTTCGGAGTTTTTCGGAGATAGCATGATTAAATCTATTCCATTCTCGGTAAACTCTATAAAATCACATTTTTTCCTTAATAACTTAATATCAAAGGGGGTTGTTGTTAAATCCATCTTGGTATGTTTTAATTACAAATATAATAAATCTTTACTAAAAAAATAAAATATATTTTAAATAATATAAATTATCTTTTTAAATATCGTTTTCTGTATCTTCGGAATCTTCTATTTCCTCAAAATAATCC